ATGCAGAAAGCATGGCAGAAACTCATATTGACCTGCTGATAGCATTCCGTAACCCCGATTCGTTTCACGAAAGTGACCACCGACCCGGAATTCACAATCAGTGGATGCATCGTCAATGGCTTGGCGACCATCTACTGCCGGTGGGTCAACAAAGGCCAATTCCAGAAGAAGGCGTGGGATGGTGTGCTTTTGGCAAGCATGGATGTGCGGGCCGTAATGGAAGGTTTCGGCGTGTTCGTGGACAGTCAGCAGGGCAGTCAAATGCAGAATCGGCTGCTTTATGTGGTCGGCAGCAGCGTGTATTTCCGTCCCGCGTATGATACGACCATTCCCGCAAACACATGGCATGCCGGCAGCATATCGTTTCCAGTTGCGACGGTTTAGGCAACGATATAGGTCATCGTCGTGGTAAAAAAGCCGCCGTTCTGGCTACCGCCGTAAGGCGATAAGCGTCTGCGGTTGCGGAATCCCAATTATGCATATTCCACATCGCATGGTTGCTGGCTGGCGACCTAGACGAATTCCACGCCATCGGGCACCGGAATGGTCTTCGAAAAGCATTGGACGATATCGGACGAGCTCACGCCTCCGATAAGCGTCACCGACCCGTCCGTGTTCCAGGTCGACTGTTTTCCGTACGTGGTGCCGTTCACGTTCGCGACGCACCCAAGACCGATCGTTTTGGATGGCTTCACGCCCGCTTTGAACAGCCAGACAGTGAAGTTGCCGACGTTCACGGTGCTTCTGAACGAAGACAGGTCCACGAAAATCAAACCATCCCTGACCGTGATGGTGTTCGAAGCTCCGTAAGTCACCGGAACGAACGAGCCGGTGGACTGCCATTGCAATTGGCACGTCTGGGTTACGGAATCCCACAAGCCCCCCCTCGGCGTGAACAGGCGCACCGGCGTACCGACCGTGATGCCGTCGAGCGGGATGCGCCACAACGGCATGTACGCGTCAACCGCGCCGGACAATATCTTCCCTGACGGAATGGTCGGGTCAGCGGCGGCAGTCGCATTCGGCGTACCCTTCAACACGGTCAATGCCACATTCTCATTACCGGTCTTGGAATCTCGATGGTAGTGTGCGCAGATGATGTCGTTGCGTTTCATGCCCTGCGACCCGTTGGAGATCGTCACCGATTCCGCCGACGTGATATGCCAGTCCAAGCCCTGGATGCTCGCGCAGCCCGTGCCGATGGTCGCCTTGTTCGCACTGCCCATCGTGCATTTCAGCACGTCACCCCAATCGAACACCATATCGGACTTGCCGAATTTGGCCTGGTGAATGATCGCCTTGTCCTCGCTTGAGATGTGTGCGACTCCGGCCTTGCCGTCAACCAGTTCGATGGTCACTGTTCTACCTCCTTCAACCATGCTTCAAACGCTTCATCATTCTCCTGCATGAACGTCATGAAAGACGCATTGCATTGGGAACATAATTCGTAGATGTCGGGCGCCACATCATCCGCGATGCGGGTCGCCTTGCCAGCAGAATAGCGGCGCACGGTGAACCATTCCCGCGCCTCCGTATCGCCAGCTGCGACATAAGCGGTCTTGCCGCACTTGTCGCACACGTACTTCGAGTAACCGTCAGATTTCACTAGCCTATCCTTTCAAACATTGAGCAGCCAAGCGAAGGCAACTGCCTCCACGTGCCGCCGAAATCCACGGAAGGGTCAACACCAGTCGTGTTCATCACCACATAGCCGATCGGAAACACGACCCGCCCGGAAGCGCCGTCGCCGACATGAGCGCTGATGACACCATCCACGCTCACGATCGAGGAACCGTCCACCCTCACGCCGCCCAGCACGTCCGTGGATGCCTTCGGCAGCGTGTAGGCGTTCGCGCCCCGTTCGACCGAAGCGAGCTTCGACCGTTCGGAATCGGTCATCATGCCCGACTTGGCACTGTCGGCCACGGTCTTGGCCGCATCGGCGACGTTCTTCGCATCCTCGGCTGTCTGATTCGCCTTGCCGATCTGCGCCGCGAACCCAGACGCCGTCTTGTTCGCCGACTCGGCGACCTGCCTGACGGCATCCAAATCCTCGGAAGCGACCTCCGCGTTGATCGTGCCGCCTGAAATTGATAGGCCACGGCCAGCCGTCAAAGACATGCCACCGCCAGCCGAACCACCGGAAGACGAAGAGGAAGAGGAACTCGTGTAATTCGAATATTCCGTCTTCGAGGAAGCCGCGTCGCCAACCTCATACGATACGGACAGCAAGCCGCCAGACAGTTTCACGATTTTCTTCAACACGACGGCAGTAACCGTCAGACCGGTAACATGATCGCAGCCCGCGACCCTATCGCCCACATCCAAAGACAAGCCGTCATGCACGGTCACATCGACAGCGCCGGCGCCCTGCAAATCCTGCAACTGCTTCTTCGTCTGCTTGTCCAACTCGTCCTTCTCGGCGGACGAATAATCATAGACTGCGGCGATTTCGTCACGGCCACCGAACGTGCGAGTATTGGACACCTTGCCGGAAGCATCCGCATAATAGTGGACGACAAGACGATTTCTCAAATCACCCTTGCCCAAGCCGATCATATGGTTGGTGCGACGGTAATCCTTCGTGATGGAAAAATCAACCAGATTGGAATCGACCGTATCATCATGGGCGACAATCGGCTGGGCATACATCCATACCGTTCCGTCAACCTCCTGAAACATGAGTTTCAGATCATTCGCCGTCAGCATCCTGCGGATGCCATCATACGCGGTGCAATACCGGTCGAACTGGAACGTGGGAATCGTCTTCGTGGAATCCGCGCGAACCTTGAACACGTCAGACAAGCCAATACGGGCCAACAGGCTCGACAACACCTGATTCACAGGGCCGGACACCTTCAGATAATCCTGCCCCGAATCAGGCTGCAACACCTTACCGGCCAACATGCCATGCCAACTCCGACCGGAATACGTGACCACACTCACGCCATCCGACAGTTCATCCTTCATATGATCGACGATGCCGCCAACCTCGGTCCCATCCACATAGACAAGACCACGGTCTGGCAGCACCGTACCGTCATACAACGTCAGTTCGAAATCATTCTCACCCGACCCCCACGCGCAATCAAACAAGCAATCCGAAACCGCATGGAACGGCACGCCATTCTCGTCGGCGCAAATCAAATCAACCAAGTCGGGTCCCCATTCTCCTCGACGACCGTCAGATCAAAACCGAAACCGGAACCCAACTCAACCACGCTAGAACCAGCCGGAATAGGTTGGAAAACATACTGTCCACGATTCAAACCGGAACCGCGCACACCCCACGAAAACACATTCCGCAGAGAACCATCCGCACCATGCAGCATGATCGACTTCTTCAACGAGTCAACCGCCGCGTAAGCGCCAGCGGGAACATCACCATTCAACCGGTACACGTTCCCGCCAATCGTCAACGACGGATTCGAAACGGCCCCATATATGACCAGACGAAACGGCATCGGAACACGCATGCGATTAGACACCATGCATGCCGGACGCGAAACAGCCAGATCATAGCCCATGTCGGTCGGCAAATCCAAGCCAGACGCGGCAGACCCGGACACAGGCTGATACGACACGGTAGCGGCATCATGCCGCCATACGCCATCCAACAAGACGAACGAAAGCGCGCACACCGGGTTGGAGGAACCAGGATGCGAGGAAGCTTCGGACTTCACCGCATAACACGATTGAGTCCAAACCTCCCCCGCACCATTCACCGCCTCCAACCGTCCCGGCTTGCCTACGGCCAGATCAGCGTCAACAGCCCGCATGAACGAGTCGAACGCAGCCGCATCACCATAATGCACGTCAACGGAAACCTCCCGACGTTTCCTCGAAACGCCAGTCAACCCGCCGTTACGCACCGTGTAATCCCATTCGCGGCCACGCAACTCCAACGCGTCCTCGAAATCAACGGTCTCATAATCCGACACGTCGAACCGTTCACCGGTCAGACCACTCACATACGCAAGCTCACCTGCCACGACTGGCCTCCAATACATCACGGACGAAATCACGCTTGCTCGGCCAAGGACTGCTGTTACGGCTGATCTCACCGCCGATACCATCACGGAAGCCCGCAACCTCACGACGCAGATCATTCACCGCGGAAACCAGTTCACGACTCGAATCAGGCACCTGAACGTTGACCTCGATTGCGTTGGACATCATCTTCTCAACACGACCACCAGACGCATACGCGGTACGACTCATATCAACCGCACTACGCGCATACGACGTGCGAGCCTGCGACACGGCCTTATCCAAATCACCGGTAGCGTTCAACACGTTCAGGAAATTCGGGCCGACAGTACGGTCAAGCTTGTTCACCGCAGCGGCACGAATGACATGCTCGCCATTGGACAGCCATGCGGGAATAGAATCAGACGTGCCGGTACCAGGGCCATAAATACGACCACCAGTGGCCTTCGGAATCGTCCCGTATCCAATATGCTCACCTTGGTTGCTTCCGGTAGTGACGAACTGTGTGGTGACGGTGACAGTCCTGCTCTGCAAAGCCCTGATTGAATCAGCTAGTGCGTCAACTTCAGGTTTTCCTTCGGCTGTCGCCTTCTCATAGGCGTCCCAAGCAAGAGGAATCGACTTGATGGCATCACGCAACGCGTCGGCACCGCCCTTACCGGACTGGATGGCGTTCTGATACGCGTTCCACAATTGCGGAATATTCCTGATGGCCTGATTCAACGAATCGGCATCCGTCTTGCCAGTGACCTCGGCGGAAACCTGAGCCAACGTTTCTTGTGGAATCAGACTCAACGCGATACTCAAAGCATCCACCTGGTCTTTACCTTGGGTGGTAGCGTTCAAATATGCTTCCTTCAACTTAGGAACCTGCATAATCGCATCAGTCAAAGCATCCAAATCAGTCTTGCCTTGAGCCTTCGCGGTAACATAAGCATCCTTCAACGCCGGAACAGACTCAATCGTCTCCTTCAACGCATCAGCATCGCTCTTGCCTTCCGTAATGGCTTGGAGATACACCTTCTTCAATTCGGGAACCTTCAAGAGAGCCTGAGTCACATCATCGACGGCAACAGCAACAGGACGCCCATCGGCATCCAACACGACCGTATGCTTATGGTCAGCCAACTTTGAAATAAGATTGGACAAGTCCTCGGCATCAGTCTTGCCGCTCCAAATCGAATTAAGAATCATCTCCTTGATTTGCTTACGATTGCCGTCAGGAAACAGATAATCAATCTGTTCGACAACATTCGCAAGCTGCATCTGCGCATTCAACGTCTGAACGCTTATCTGAGTCTTGACTTCCTTCGGAGTCATCAACAGACTGGAGTTCAATCCGTCAACGGCGGCGGCGTCCAAACCAGCGGCACTGGCCTGAGCGTTGAAATTGCTGGACAATTCCTTCTGCTTGGCAAGCACTTCCTTCTGCGACTTGCCCTGCTTAATCATCGCATTCAGGTAATCGTTCGAGCTGGAAGCAAGGGAAGTCAGCGAGTCGGCGGCGGTACGGCCAGCCTCGGTCGTGTAATCGAAGTTCTTCTTCTGAGCATCCCAAACACGCTGGCCTTGCGAATGAAGATCATTCACGGTCTTCACCGCGTCGCCAACCTGCTGCAACGTCTTAGCATAACTGCTTTCCGCAGCGGCGGCCTGAATGTTCGCGTTGCGCTGGGACTCGATCTGCGACGCCAAAGAGCTTGTCACGGTAGCCAACCGCTCCTTTTTCTCAGTGGTGCTCAACAGGCCATCGGCAATCTCCTGATAGCCTTGCCCCTCGTTCAGAAGCGTCTGCACGTAGTTCGCGCTCTTACCAGCGGCGGTAGCCTGTTCCTGCAAAGCATCGGTCTGCTCTTTACGAAGCTTCTGCAATCCCTCACGGGCAACCTGAGCGGCCTTACCTTGCGCGGATAGGTTATGCACCATGTCGCCGGTAGCGGAATTAGTACTCCAACTACTGCCAGCATCCTCGATGCGTTGCAGATTCTTGATGTACTTATCAAACTCGGCATTAGAACCGGAAGTGGCTTTCGACGCTGCGGTCTCACTCTCGCCTATACGTTTCAAAGCATCAGAGACACTATTGAAATCTTCGGCGGAAACCTCACCGAATTTGAATTTGTCCAAGAAGTCACGGCTGGTATTGAGATTGTTCTTCACAGTCGAACCGAAGTTGTCCAAACGGTTCTTAAGACCTTCAAGCGAAGAAGCCTGATCGGACAATGCGTTTGGTGTCGCCTTAGCCGCCTCGTTGAACGATTCAACCTCAGCCTTACCTTTGGACACATGCTGGGAATACGCGCTGAAAGCCGTACCGACAACAGTCAATCCAGCAGTCAACGCGATACCGGCAGGGCCACCGAACGCGCCCATCAACACGGTTCCAGCATCAGAAGCCACTGTCTTCAACCCGCTCAAAGCGCTCTTAACAGGAGAAACGCTCGAACGAACCGACCCAACACCCTTGGCGGCACTGGCCGCATTCGCACCCAACATGACGGCACCTTCTGCGGCAAGGCGGGTCTCAGTACCGGTCTTGGCGACCGACACGGCAGTCTTCTCAGCCTCGGAGGACATCTCCTTCATGCCCTTCGTGGAAGAAGTGAACATGCCAGCCACATTCCCGTACATCATCGCGTCACCGGTCAGATTGGCAGCGGTACTGTTGCGTTCCAAACGCGCCATAGCGGCAAGAAGCTCAGTGAACTTGACCTTGGTGCTGTCAGCCGTCACACCCAACTGACGTAACGTGTTCTGATACTGCATCGTGCTTTGGATGTTCTCCAAAGCACCGCTCTTCAACGCCGTCCAAGCTGACTTGCCAGCACGACCGAACGTCATCCACAAGCCCAACATGCCCTGAATCGGAGCTGGGAGCTTCGAGAAAGCCTCACTCAACGCGCTCGTGGCGTTGGCGATGGTCTCAATCGTAGGAGCAGCCGCCTTCAACGAGTTCGCAAGAGTGCCGCCGAACGTCTTCGACAACTGGCCCGCCATGCGGACAAGACTCGAAAACATCGGAGACGTGGAAGCGATGCTCGAAGTGACCATGCTCAGACCATCACGAACATCACCGGAGAACGTGCGGACGCTACCGGACGTGCCGGAAGCCAGCTTGGACACATCAGCGACGAAATTACCGGTCAACTGACCAAGATTCGTCATCGTGCCAGCAAGATCGGTACGCGACTCATTGGCCGCACGGCCAATATCGGTGAAAGCGTCACGGACGCCCTTCTGCGCGTCCCTAGCGCCAGTCACCCAAGCACGCAGCGTATCCTGAGCGCTCATGGAATTAACCGCACGGTCGGCACGCTGCAACACGCTGCTGAACTGTTCGATACCGTTCTGGTATTGGGCAATCGGAGCGAACACGCCTTGGGCGATGCCCTTCAACGAGCGAAGGGACGAACCCAAGTAACCGGCCTGCTCCTTGACCTCGGACATGGCCCTGTCCACACGGTCGGAGTCGTTCATCACGTTCTCGGCCCACTTGGCGAACCAAGACGCATCCTCGCTCAACCATTGCGTGAACTGCGGCAGATACTTGCCGCCGACCATGCCGATATGGGACAATGCGGTAATCAGGGATTCGGCACCCGGAACAAGATTGTCCATCGACTCGTTCACACGGTCGAAAATCGCCGGAAGCTCATTCGCCTGATAGGACGCCTTCACGGCGAGCATGAGCTTTTCGACTATCTCGCCCTCATGCTTGGCGAGAGTGCTCATCTCCGGTACCAGCGAATCGCCTATCGCGTTCGCCGTATCCATGATGGCGGGCTTCGCCTTGCCATAGAACGCATCCTGCACGCTCTGGGAAAGCTGTGATAGCTTCGTGTTGGCGAAGTCGATCTGGCTGCTCCATGTCTCGCCCTTGTCGCCGTAAATCATCTTGAACGTGGCGAACGCGGCGCCTAAGCCAGTCAACGCGGCGGGAGCGGCATAAGCGGCCTTGGAAAGGCTCACGATGCTCTTACCTAATCCGCCGACCGTACCGGAGACGTTCACTGCACCAGCACCGATATCGGACAATACGGTGCCGACAAGCGCTAGACGTGGAACCTTCTTGTCCAACGTGTCAAACAGGTTCACAAGATTCTGGAACTGGTTCTCGACACCCTTCAAGCCGGACGCGCCATACGCCATGCCGTTGAGAATCTTGCCGATGTCAGTTTCATGGAACTTGGCGAAGATGTCAATCGTGCGTGGGCGAGTGAAGTAAGCGAGATGGGCGCGGGCCAAAGCGGTCTCAAGATCGACATCCATATCAAGGGTGTCGTTCTTTTCTTGGAACTTCTTCAGCTCCTCCTCGGCGTGCTTCTTGTCGATATGGAGCTTCGCCGGAATCTCCGCATCGGGATTGGACTTCAGCTTCTCCGCATACCGGCGCATCTCAGCTTCGACGTTCGAATACTCGGCCTTCAACGTGACCGGAACATCAAGCCTCTTATGCTCAAGCTCCCGCATGGTGCGACGTATCTCGTCAGCGCCATCCTCGTAGAACTCGACCTTCACACGCTGCGACTCGAACCGTTCGATATCACGGTTCAGACGGGCGAAATCACCTTCGACATCGACCTTCACCCGCGCCTTCGGATTATCCTTCAGAAGACGCTGGTAATAGGCCAGCTGCCGGTACATCTCCCGCAGTTCGGCCTTCAACGTGACCGGAACATCGACGCCGCGACGTTTGAACGCCTCGATCTTAGACTTGACCTCACGCAGATTCTCAGCGACGAACCGCAGACGGATATCCTGACGATTACGGACGCCGTTCCTCGAATACAGGTCGGCGAGACGCTTCTGGAAATCGGAACCCTCAAGACGGGTCGCCTTCGTGACCGGACTCTTCTTCAGCTTCTCGATACGGTCGTCGATCTCGCCAAGCATCTTGACGGTACGCTTGTACTCGTCAAGGTCGAACCAGTTCCGGTTGTTCCGCTTCATGGCGGACACGTCGGACTCAAGCTCCTTGCGGACGCCGCGATACGTGTCGATAAGATTCTCGGCCTCGCGACGCGATTCGGAGAACTGCTCACGCGCCACACCAGTGGAGCCAACCGGACTGGACCACTCGTCCCTGGCCTTCTTCGACTCGCGGGCCATCTCGGCCCGCTGCGCCTCGATCTCCTTGGCGAAACGCGACGACGCGGCCTGCTGGCCCTTGAACCAGTCGGCATACGTCTCCTGCTTCTGATGCAGTCCCAAAGCCGTGTCACGGGCCTTGGAGAAGTTCGCCAACGAATTGCCAGCGGTGACGATGCTCTCCTCAAGGGCACGCACCTGACGTGTCATCTTCGATACACGCTTCGCATCACCATCGGACGCGATGTCCACAAGCGACGACTGCGCCTTACGGAGCCTGCCAAGCTCCTTCTCCTGACCAGCGAGCGCCTTGTTGACCGCAGTGACCTGCTTCGCGGCTTCGCGTTCCTGCTTCCACAGGTCGGATGTCGGGAGCTTCTGCGTCTTCATCTCAAGGCGTTGCGCGTCGAGGCGTTCGACTTCGCGGGTGGCCTTGGCGAGGTCGCCTTTCAGTCCGCGAATGTCGTTGCGGGTTTTGACGATTCGGTTGGACAGTTTCTCGAATTGGCGTATCTGCTCGTTGGAGAGGTGTTCGTTGCCTTTGATGAGTCCACGGACCTGCTGGTACAGGTCCATCTTCTTCTCGCGGTACTTATCGACGGTCTTGTCGAGGCTTGTCGCGAACGAAAGCTGTTCGGTTTTTTGGAGGGCCGACTTCTTGAAAAAGGATGTGTCGGCAATCTCGCGGCCTTTGGCGTCGAACGCCTTGACTGTCTGGCCGAGGTTCTTTTCGATCAGCTTCGAGTTCAGCAGCCCGTTGCCACGGAGGGCCGTGTTGGTGCGGGAATTGAACTCGGACAGGCCACGGCTCAATTTGGACGAATCGAAGTCCGGTTTGAGCGAGAGTCCGCGACGAAGGCGCTCCTCCTGCTGTTCGAACCGTTTCATCCACGGGTCGATGTTCTTCGTGTCGGGTTTGAAATTGAATTGTATGGAGGCGTTCTTGCCGTTCCATTCGCGGTAGGCGCGTTCAAGACTGGCGGTGTCCGGTTCGAATACCGCGTTCACGTCGAGGTCGTTTATGCCGCGTGCGGCCTCCTCGACTTGACGGCGGAAACCCTTCGTATCCGCAGTGACACGAACGACGACTGTACCGGCGCGATGTTCGCCCACCATAAGCAACCCCCAGAAAGAAAAAAGGAAATAGAAAACCCCCACGGGAATGTGGGGGTTTGTTCAAAATCAGGTCATGTGGAACTTCGCGAACATGTGTTCGAAGTTCTCGGCAGTACCTTCGTTCTCCCGGCGAGGCGGCTCTTTGTCAGCGCCGGGAGGGAGCACCGGATGCGGTTTGGCATTCTTGCCCCCGTATTTGGCGGTAATCACCGCGTTCATCATGTTGCGAACGTCAACGGCGACCATCGTCTTCGAATCCCATCCAAGCCACGGCAGTACGGTCGGCTTGTCCGGCTTGGACTCATCGGACGCGGTTGGAGGCTCATCCTCCAATATCCGCGCCCTGTACAGGCTGTCTGGCATCGCCATCAGCCCCGCCGCGAGGCGTTCGGCGCGGGTGGGATTCAGCCTCGCGCCGGTTATGTCCAGACCATAGAAACGTTGGAAGTCGGAAGTCAGTTCGACCGGGTGGACGCGGACTTGCGCTTCGAAGCGAGCGATTTTCCCAGTTGGTCCGTGTAGAACATGAGAATCGCTTCGGTGAGCCAGAACAGTTCATCCAATCCGATGCCCGTCACCCATTCGTCAACCTTGTCAGGCTTCACTGTCAGCGACTTGACCCAATCCAAAGCCGTGCCGACGAACTCCATGCGTTCGTCGATCTTCGCCTCGATGTCGTCCAAGGACTTGATTTCGGGGCCGTTGATGCCGGCGTTGAGCGTGAAACCGGCCATGCCGGACAGTTTGCGCAGTTGTGCGGACTGCTTGAACGAGAGGCGTTCCGCAGGGGCCAGCTCCGGCAGAAGCGAGAACAGCGGCTCGTTCTCGCACATCTCCGCCCACGTCTCAGGGATGCGGAACTCGTCGGCTTCCGCAGCGGTGTTCTCTTCAACAGTCTCGTCAACCATGTTTTCTCCTATCTGAAAAGCGTTGAAAATCTCCTATCTTCCGTCAATGAAGAACGGGAAAAGACCGGAACCCCCCGGATAGGAGAAACAGGGGTCCGGCGTCAATACGAAGACTGGAACAGTCCGAATCAGGACTGCTTCATCTTCGAAGCCTCGAAGAACACAATCGGCTTCTTGCCGGCGACGGACTCGACCTCGCCGGTCATGCCCTGCTCCACGAAATCATCGCCCGAGAAATCAGGACCACCATCGAAGGTCACAGAAACCTTGCGGAACAAAGCGCCGAAACGGATATCCGAATCATCGTCGGCGGACTCCTGAGCCAACAGGAACAGGCTGAACGTCTGCGGCTTCTTGGTGACGTCCACACCAACGCCGCCATCCTCGTCATTGCCGTTGTAGATCAGCTTCAGAGTGTCGCCATCCAACTGCAACGACTTCGCGGTGATGGTGCACGTCGAATCGGCGTAAGTGGTGCGCAGGTTCTTACGCGCCCACGAATTATGCGTGGTCGCGTCGCCGCCGTCGAACGAGAACGAAATCTTGTTGTCGGCGGAAGTATGCCCCAGATTCTTCCAAGTGCCACCACCACTGCCCGCTGGAATGGTGTCCGAGTTCAACCGGAACGCCTTAGCGCCGGAAGCCGGAAGAGCGGTTCCGACCGGAGCGTAGAACAAAGTGCCGTAAGTGGCAATCAAAGTAGCGTCGTCATTAAACGCCATCTCATATCTCCTTAAAAGAAAAGCCCCGCACGAGGCGAGGCTTGAAAACGAAAAAACGGAAAATCATCCAACGCGAAGCGAATCCTCCGCGCGGACGGTGAACGAGGAAGCGGAATACTGCTTCACCTTCTTGCCAGTGGCCTGCTTGCCACCGGCGCTCTTGCCAAAACCGGGATTGCCGACAATCCGAATCACACGGCCATAATCGGTACGTCCGTAACGCGGCCACTGCATGATCTGCTGGTACACTTCCTGCGCCAAGCCGAAAGAGCGGTCGGCATCGTTCGTGGCGACGATGATGTCGATATCGCAATCCCACACGCCAGTCGAATGATTGCCAGTAGCCATGGTCGGCGCGTTCGAATGGAACAACACGACGTTCGAGAACGAAGCCCACGCATCGACATCCACATCGACCTCGTTGAGCACATGCACGTCAGGCCAATCCGCATTGTCCGTGAAACCGGCTGTCAGGAGCGTGTACACGAGCGAATCGAAGTCAACCATCGGACGCTCCTGCGGGTAACGCTCGTAATCAGGCTGAATCAGCGGCATCAGACACCACCGTTCATACGGGCCGCGTCACGCATCACATGATGGCCCTCGACCCAATGGCGGCGCTGCACGTTCCATGCGCCCCACTCGTGTTCGACGGCCACGTTCGACCCGTCACGCCCCTCCACGTCAAGGCACACGTCGGTGTCGATGCCGTGGTAACGCTTCTCAAGACTCAGGTCCTTCGCGACCGGAATACCCGGGTCGCGGCCCTCGGCGCGCACGGTCGCAAGCATCCTCGCATCGGCAAGCACCTCGTCGGCCTTCTCCGACGTGGCCTGCGGACCGAACCATTCGGCCACCTTCGTACTCAGATCACGGTCAATGAAAACTCTTGCCATCGGCCTCACCCCACACATGGTCGTCAGGGTCCGGTTCAGGAGGCTTCGGACGCAACCCCACAGGAATCTGCGAATAGTCGGCGTTACGCCGAATATGCATCTCATAGTGTGGAACCTCGCCATGCTGACGGAACGTCGGAGCGCCGTCAACGTCGTAGCAGTCGCCCTGATACCAGACCTCCGTATGGATATCGCCATGCCATTCCACGGCAGCGACCTGAGACGGCGTGACCTCACGCAAACCGCCCCAAGTCTGCGGCGACTTATCCTCGGCACCGGAAATGGAAAACATGCCAGCCTGCTGCTCGCGGCCTTCGATGGAACACCAGCACCAGTAAGCCTTGCCGGGCACATACGTCGTGCCATGAGGCCCACGACGGACCGTGTACAACACGACGATCACCTTGTCCCGATACAGAATCGAATCAGGCTTCACCCAAGGCACCGGCACATCCTCGTAAGGATGCTCAGCAACCACGTCGGAACCCGACTTATCGTAAGGATGACCCAAATCCCACGTTTCACGAGACATAGGCATCACATTCCATAAATACGGTTCACACCGACGCCAACAGTGCCGATAGGACCACGCCCGGACGCATAGCCATCCAGAATCTGCTTCTCCCTTTTCGACAGATACAGATTCGGCGACGCATCCTTGCCGGGCGGATTATCCTGCGGGTCGAAACGCGTGAACTGGTACGTTCCATTCGATTCGGTCTTGATATCCGAATAGCGGATGACACGCCACACCATAGAACAGATGACGAACTCGTAATCCTCAAGATCAAGGTCGCCGGACTTCAACCGTGGCAAGCAGTTCGTGCTCGAAGTGGACGCCACGGTCTCCGCACGATGGCACATGTACGTGAGCCAAGCGTTCGGATACCGTTTCAACACATCAGCGTCAGGAAGGCAATGAAGCTCCAAGCATTCCACCCAGTCAACGGCATCGGTAACACCATTCGACATCAGCGAAACCCCCTAAGCGTCAAGAAGGCTACTTGCCCAGCACGTCCGCCTTGAAGGTCGAGACGGCCTCCTTCAGAATCGGCAGATAATTGCCGTTGACCCAGATGTCGTAGTTCAGCGGAGCCTGATGCGACAACATAGCGCCGATGAGACCATCGTTCACGCTCTTGTTGATCTCATACTCCGAGCTCTTGGCCTCGGCGGTAGGACCGGACAGGGTGGCACCCAACGACGAATCGTTGAACGACGGAAGCAGAATGAACGTCTTATCCGGGAACGCGGTGGAGACATCGGCATCCATATCGAAGGTGTTGTCGAGCTTCAAATCCTCGTAAGCCTCATCGACCAGAAGCACATCGGTGATGCCGGACTGCGCACGAAGCACATCCAACACCTCCTGACGGGACAGCTTGGTCTTGGAATGCTCCAAATCCATGCCGGACACCTGCGTACGGAAGAACTCGTTGGTGCGCATGGCATCGATGACCACACCGGTGGTGGCGACCGCGTGCGGCTTGCGACCATAAGCCTTGCGCATGATCTTCACCCAAGCCTCGATGTCGTCGCACGGGTTCGACTTGTCGTTGTCCCAAGTGGTGGTCGGCTTCACATCCTGCTGGTTGCCCGGACGCTTGAACGAATACGTCACATCGACGCCGTTCTCCTTGATGACCACCTTGCCGGTCACCAAGCACTGCAAACGCTCCAACTCCTCGGTCACACCGGCCTGCTGGCCCAAAGCCTCGAACTTCGCCTCGGCCTGATCGTGGATATATGCGGTATCGTCCTGATGCTTGGCGATATCACGCTCGGAAATATGGTCCATACCGGACAACGGCAACAGGCCGGCATGAATCTCGGCGGTCGAGGTCTCGGACTTGGTGTGCCCGATCTCGGCGTCCAACGCACGATGCTTCATCGCACGGGTCTTGGACTTCGGAATGACCGGGGTCCAAGAAGCGGTCCAATCACCATCGTTGGAAGTGACCGGGAAAATATTCGACAACGGCAGGATGTCGTTCACGTAATCATGTCCCGCCTGAGCGACCTCGGTCGCCTCGGACGGCGGGATGATGGTCTTGTCAATAGCCAAGAAAAACTCCTTAGATACGCAAAAACCCACCGCGATGGGTGGGTTTCACAAAATTTTTAGAGGTTAAGTGACCGTCAATCAGGAAATCGTGATGTTCACGGTCTTTCCGTTGGACAAAGTGGCCTTGCCAGCGGTGATGGCCTTGGACGACGGGTCCTGAGTCAATTCGATCTTGGTGATGGTCGCACCATCCTTGCCAGCCGGACCCGGAGTGCCAGCCGCGCCGGCCGAAGCGGACAACGGCTTCACAACGTCATCCTCAACGTCATAGAACTCGCCGCCCCACACGGCACCAGCCTCCGGCTTCACCGGAAGATTCGAGGCCACGATGTCGCCACGATAGGTCATGCCCACGGTCGGGTCGTCCAAATCCCAACCGGACAGGTTGATGTTCACGGACACCATGGATTCAAGCAGACCGGCGATCTTGGTCTGACGGCCATCGGTGGCCTGCTTGTCATACGGACCATACGAGCCGACGTTCGCGCCGGAAGTGATCTTCGCCAGCGGAATGCCGGAACGAATGTAAACGGTCGTGGCCTTCGGACCCACACCGGTCAGATACTTGTTGTCTTCGGTCTTGAACAATTCAGGCACGATGGTGACGGACACCGAATCATTGGTGTTCTTCTCGCCATAACGCCAGGAATTGTCCTCCTCAACGGTGACGATACCGGAGGAATGAACCATCTCTTGAGTCATACGCTCAATCCTTTCAAAGAATCAGTAGGAAACTACTTGCTGCGCTTACGTGCCTTCTGACGTTCCATCACACGCTTGTAAGCGTCGCCCGGCTGACGTTTCGGATGCGAGGTGCCGGACGGGAACTCGGCCTGCATGGCTACCTTGCGTGCCAAAGCATCCTCAGTCTGCTGCGGTTTCCTCTCCACCTTGGAAGTGTCAATCGGGTTGTACGCCGCATACTTCTCAGCCCACGACGCGATGGCCTCCGGCTCCGTTGCGGGGCAGAGGTCGGAAAGAACAGCGTCCGTGATCTGCGGATACTTAGCCTTGGCCTCAAGACGCGCAATCTGCGTCTTCGCGGCCTTAAGCTCCGCATCAGCGGACTGGAAAGCCTTGTAATTGGCCGAAGCACGGTCTTCGTTCTTACGGCTCATAGCCTTCCATTTGGCAAGCTCGTCATTATCGGACGGCTTGGAAGAATCATCGGAACCCTTCTCATCAGCCGGAGCGTCATGCTCGACGGCGGGTTCGTCAACCGGAGTGGTCTGAGCATCCTTCACGGAATCCTCGACCGTTCCGGCCTGTCCAACAGTCTTGTCCTTTTCGGATTCGACTTCATTATCCTGAGAGGCCATAAGACCCAATCTCCTTAATATTTAAGCGGCCAGTCCCAAAAAACCGCGAGAATAAGCCAACAGGCTCCGCACATACTGCCAAGCCTGCCTAGTGTGGACTGTCTTTTTGAACTCATACGAACGACCATCGAACCGGAATCGAACCGAATCCTTATCCCCGTCCAACAACTCCTTGTACCGGGAATTGAACTCGGTCGCACGAGCGCACATACGCTCCATCTGGGCGCGGGTCATCCTCATGTCGGGCAAACGCCATTCCGGCGCATTCGAGTTCACCGGAGCATCCTTGCGAAGAAGCACAGGCCCAAGCTCGCTATTATTGACGACCTTCACACGAAGCTTCGTCAAATCCGTCGCGCTCGTGGAATAATCACGGCCAGCCGTTTTGCCAGCGGCCTTGTAAATCGTCATCAGATCATCCGAGTTCAATTTCAACCCGGGGTCGTTCGAACCGACGATTGGAGCCACCGTACACTTGCAACGATTGTGCATGGGCATCAAATCAGCCCTCGTGAACGTGTTCGTGGCGGCTACGACGCACAGGCCACAGGAACCCGTCTTCGACAATTCAGGATGGATGACACGCCTGTAACGTTCGACACCGGAACTCCTGTAACGCGACTGGATGGCACGATTCTGCGTCACATACCCGTCAGTGACCGCATTGTTCTCCAACTGGATTTTCGCGGACATCAGCCAAGCCTTAACATGGTCGGCTGCGGACTGGTCGGCATCCTTCAGAATCTCATCCCACGTAGCAGGTCGAATCCCAGGATTCTTCACAGCCTGAGTACGATACTCGTCCGCGACCCTCATGGCGACCTGCCACGGGTCCGTGTTGGCGCGAACGACCTCATATTGCGGGATATCCCCCAAACCGTTCACACCGGCCAGGCGCAGCATCGTATCCGCATACGAGATGCCCTGCTGGCGCATGGCCTTCACGAACGCGATATGCTGCTGCGTCACATAAGCCGCAGCGCCCTCGGCCACCGCATCATTCCACCAGTCTGAAGGAGTCAGGCTACGCCACATGTTCCAAGCCCTGCGGACGAACTCGTCAACCAGCTTCAACCGCTGGTCATCCAACGCCTGAACGGCAGCCAACGCGCTATCGGCCATCAGACCCCCATAACGTCGGACGAATCATCCGACGATGACCCATCGGACGACATCGAATCCGATCCAGAGCCGGTGGAGAACGAATCCAAACCGGACCCGTCACCCAGATACGAATCGTTCATCGTCGCATCCGTCTGCTTCGCCGACGAATCCAAAGCCGCGTTCTGCCGCGCCATGGCATTCAGGAAACTCGTATCCTGGGCATCCTGAATCATCTCCGCGATCTCCGTCTCGGTCATATGCAGATAACGACGGGCGATGGTCTTCAACGGAAGAACACCCTTCACCTGAGCCGCCGCCTGACACTGCTCCAACTCGGACGGAAGCTCCAACGGCTCCCAAGTCGTCTCGAAACGCTCCTCCGAAGCATTACTGCCGGAAGCGGTCAACGCCATCTTCAACAGGAGCACGAAAGCGTCATTGGCCCTCATGTTCATGTCACGGACCTTCAACCGCAGCATACGGGTCGTCAGCTTCGCGCCCTCGGCGGAACCGGCCACATCAGGCGAAAGAATCGACAACGGAGTGCCAGTGGCGCCGGCCAGAAGCTTCACATCGGAAGCGGCCGCGTTCACGATCGGCGTGATATCCGTAATGGACGATTCGCCAATCTTCGCATCGGCGGGAAGCAGCCACAACGCGGCGGGACCCATCTCGAACAGTTCCGAATAGTCGATCTTGTCACCGGCCTGAGCCTTACCGGCCTTGACCGCAGGGTCGTTCTTCTGGTAATACTCAGGCATGTCGCCCGACACCCAACGCTGCTTGAACGCCTGCATCTCCTGAATGCAGAACCGTTGAAAACGCTGCTGGTCGATGGACCTCAACGTCTTCAAGGAAGCCTCGAACTGGCCCTTGCCGTTAGGAGTGGTCAACTGCACGATAGGAAGGCACCCGCAATCAATGGCGAACTTCCAATCATCGCCGGAAGACTGGCCCTCCCACTCGAACTGCGCCTCGAACTCTGGGCGCTTCTTCGAATCGTCGTTGGCAAGGTCATACACGGTGTCCTCGTCATCGACCGAATCGGAAGGCAGTGTGCGCGACTTGACCTCATGCTTTGCGGTACGCGAATAGACGCTCTGAATCTCACCGTCATCGTTACGGACGATGCGGTACAAAGTCAACCGTTCGATCTGCTCTTCCTCGGACCACCCGTACACGACAGCCGAATCCTTGTCGTCGGACACGACCGTGCTCCACGGACTCAATCGTTGGATATACGAAGGATTCTCCCTGCCGAGAACCATCGCATACGCGGCACCGTAAATCGCCGCATCCATGAACATGTTCAACGAACGGACATCCATGCCGCACTTATCCCACATGTCATCCGCATCCGTGCTCCGCATCGTCTTATCGGCGACAAGACGAAAACCGGTAGGATGCTGCGACGTGATTACCGCATCCGCAATCGTATGGGCCAGATTCAACGGGCAGATATCCACAAAACGCCTATACACGGCACTGGCCGTAGTGGTCGCCGCCTTCGGCACGGACTGCAACGGAACCGTCTCACGACCGTCGTAAAACGTCTTCAACACACACAGGTCGGGAATACGATTCTGCAAACGCGTCGCAAGACGCGTCAACGCCATACCGTCACCATCAGGCTCGTCATCACCAGTAACAAGACTCTGCATATTAGAAGATGTGGAAGCCATACGAACACTCCAAAAATCACCAGACCCGCTGCGGCATCACCCGCTGCGGACCATCCTCCTCGAACTGGCCCAAATACTTCTCACGCGCCGCATAAGCCAAAACGCCAGCCATGCACGCATCAATCTTGTGCGGACTCTTAGGCGTCTCCTTATGAATCTGATAACCCCAACTCTTCTCACGCCGCTTCGCGTTACGGAAATGCGACACAAGCCTCGGGTCGGCACACAAAAGAATATTATTCGGGTCAGGCTCCCCATCCTCGACAGGCTCGGGAGCATACTCAAACGACGAATGGGCGCACTGCAACGCACGATACATATCCTGCGACCAGTTATTCGTCCAAAACTTCATCATCGAAGACTGACCACGGGCATACACCTTCATGCCACGCCCATACTCAGCCTCCCAGCCGCCAATCATCGACTCGAAGAAATGCGCATCAGCGAAACAGCCGATGACATTGTAATTCTCGAACATACGACGCACGGCGGCATCGAAACCATCACGGTCAACACGCCAATCAGGGTCCGCATTATCAGGCCGCTGCTGCAACTTGATAAGAAACAGCAAACCATCCGACACGCGACAACCAACCAACGCGGTCGAATCATTACGAATCGAACCATCGAACCCAAGCGTGATCTCCTCATCCTCATCAATGAAATCCTTCCAGACCCCATCCAAACGAGACGACGAGCCAACAGCACGACCATACAAATCCCTGTAAGCCAAATGCGATTGAATGGCAGGCTCCGTAAGCCACGAATCCTCACTCGACGCACGAGAGTTCAAATAATAACGAATCGAATCATTCGGGTCCGAATCGGGCTGGTAAATCTGACCCATCAGACCATGGATATCAACCCAACCATCCTTCGACGGCCCCGGCTCCACACCCTCATCACGAAGCGAGAACCCCTCAACCGAATAGCCATCGGCATCAACGGCCTCGATACGCCCATCAGGAAGAATGATGTAATCCTTGCCATCATCCGAATGGGCGGCAGAACCATACGACTCATACAACGCGTGCTCAAGCTTCTTCTCATCAGGAAAATCCTCGATAGGAAGCGTCGAATACCGATAGTCGAAATACAAGCCCTTATAATGCTTGGAACGGCCAGCCTGAATATCCTCCGCGATCTTCAACGTGTTCTCCGCCACACTGTTCTGACCCGGACGGAAATACGTCGTCATCTCCAACACCCAAGGGTCGGCATCCAACGAACGCTTCGGAAGATTACGCTGAACCGTCTTATACATCGAATGATGCTTCGGCAGCGTATACAGATGCACCTCATCCATCAACGCGAAAGTCTCAAGACCACCATCCTTCGACGCATCACCGGAAGTCGTGGGAATAATCTCCCCACCCTCCGGCAAGCCGATACGGGTCTTCGTGACCTCCATGCCGAAACCCTGCAACTGGGCCAACGGGCCGGAAGTGCAGTTATAGTAAATCGAATCGAAGATATTGCCCGACTGGTCCTCGGACGTAGCCAAACACAGAATCTCAGGACGCTGGACAGGACGGCCAACAGGCTCACCCGGCAGATAATAGTAAGTCTGACCAAGAAACGTATACGTCTCACCCGGCTTAGCCCAATGGTCGAAACGACACGGGCCAAAAGCCTCGAACAAGGCCAGATCATTACCCAAGCCACTCTTGTTGCAACCCTTCGGACGCCACAAGCTCACACGATTGAACCTGCGCCGACCATCCGGCTTCAACGCATAGGCGTTCAAATAGAACTGGATATACTCAGGACTATGAGTGACAGGCTTACCGGTCGCACCACCGCGACCGATGAGACTGAACGTCTCAACCCACCACAACGCCAAACGTCCAAGACTCCTACGCCTATCCTCATAAGTCAGGTTAGGAATCATCAAATGCATGTCAGCCAGCCGCCTCGATCTTGCGACGCCAAGCATCGATATCCTGAATCACAGCATGATTCGAACCATCCGAAGCGGCATGGTCGTCAGCCTCCGGCACATCGAACTTCAACGCACGCATCGAAGCCGGAGTCCAACCCAACTCGTCAAACAACTGACGCACGACCGGCATCAACGTCGCATAACGACGAGTCGAAAGCATCTCATTGATCGTCGCGAAACCCAACTGGACAGCCATCCAGGAAGGAGCCGAACGCAACATCGAAGCATTCGGACTACGCCGATACTCCTCATACCAATGAGCAACCAACGGCAACCACTCCCCACCCTTGGGGAAAATCTGGTTAGCCGGAGGCAAATCAGGCCCCAACTTCCCATCAGGAATCTCCAAAACCTGATTACCGGAATCACTCGTCTTCCTGCCCATAACATCACTCCCCGCAAAGCCCCATTACGGGACGACAAGCGCGAAGCCCGTTACGGCACTACGCGCACCTGCGATGAACGACAATCCGATTAGCCAACGAGTTTTCACCACCCTGCTCCAACGGCACACGCCAAGCGCCAACCGGAAAATCATCACTCAAAACATCAACCGACCGGTCAAGCGGCAACCCACAAACCGGACACGTATGAGAACACGCGTTCCACTCGTCCTCGGCAGTCCAAAAACCAGTAGGAACACTCCCCCGCCGCCCGACATGGGCATTCGACCGAGGCTCCCACAACACCGACTTCAACGGCTGCGGAGTACGATTGGGAGCCGCACCCTCAGCCTTCAAACGCTGGAAACGCTTACGACAACGAGCCGAACAAAAAGCCTTGTCCCGACGCTCAGTCTCAAAAAAAGAGCCACACGCCAGACACGCACGACTCATACGACGCTTACGGGCACCACTGCCACTACGCCGCCAACGATCATAATGAGACCTACACATCCCATGAGCATGAACAGGCCCATCACACCCATTCACACTGCACTCACCCTCAGCTAACCGAACGCGGGATGCCTGTACCAACGAGCCTCCTCACGCTCAACCCTCTTCCTTCGCCGCACGTCAGCCGACTCCAAACCAGTCTTATAAGAATGATGCGCACGGCAAAGAACCTGAAGATTATCCCAAGAATCATCATCAGGCCGACCATCCTCGGCACGAACGATATGATCGACCTCATTCGCATGAGCGCCGCACGGACGCAACACGCCATCATCACCGATCACCGGATACTGGCAACGCCAACCGTAATAATCCAACACCTCACGACGCGTCCGCTCCCAACCAGGATTGAACCGTTCCTTACGATGCGACTTATTCCAATCGTTGGTCATCACCACTCCTCAGTGCTTCAGGAGGGAATCGAACCCTCACGTCACAGGACAACGCATTTTGAGTGCGCCGCGTCTACCATTCCGCCACCAAAGCAAAAGAAAACAGGCAATCCCCACGCCAACACTCACCACAAAACATGGGGATCGCCCGGCATCTAACCCAAACCGCCATAAGGAAATCCAATGGCAAAAATGGCTTTTTACCGCCAGCCACGGCGCGCGGATGCTGAGGGAGTCGAACCCCCGGACCGTTCCCGGTCGCCACCTTAGCAAGGTGGTGCAATAAGCCACTCTGCCAAGCATCCAAAATGCAAGAGCCGCCGCAGCGACTCAGGAGACTGTTCCCGCAGACTAGGCGGGTCAGCTAAAACTAGAGCCGCCACAAGACGACTCCGAAGACCTTTCCCACAACCTGTGGGTAGGCTGAGCACAGCATGTTGGACTCGAACCAACATCAACGGTTTTGGAGACCGCCATGCTACCGGTTGCACCAATGCCATATGTGGATGGTCACACCCATGAAGCGTGACCATCCACCGAGTCGCCGTTAACGGAAGCGTCCGCCGCTTTCATCACCAGACAAGCCAACACCAGCGGTAGGCACTTGCCCTCGGGGGTAGTACTACTTCCCCAACGCGGAATGTGAAGGATTCGAACCTCCGGCACTTCACAGTGCGACTGCTTTCGGGACAGTTGCATTAAACCACTCTGCCAACATTCCAAACCCAACTTAGTTATTGTCCAAGTTGGCATGACAGCGGCATGGTGGACTGGCTTTTACCACCAACGGCAAGGAACGTGAAACATCTATGCACCCGTTTGGCCGTGCCTCCCCTTCGGTCGTCAACCGCCTGATTAAGGCAGGGAGCCTCTTATCCCCCACATGTTCCAGCGGAGATATTCGAGCAATGCCATCGATCTCATAGGCAGCTACCCCATGAAACCTAGAGCAAACCTCGGGAATCGAACCCGACAACCAAAAGGCTGTGCCAACAGGATTGCAAGTCAGCCCCAAAAAACAAATGGCGCAGCCATATAGGCGGCACCGGGCGGGACCGGCACAAGAAACGAGGATGGACGCAATCTCACGGACAATCCAAAAACACACACTATATTCCGGGATTCATCCACCCTCAAAGGGTCCCCAGCCGGATTCGAACCGGCAACTCACCACGCATAGGCAAGAGAGCCAGAAACCCATGCGCGACTAACACTCCCACAAGAGCGATAGGAACCATGTGCGAGATCAAACGGCGGTACCAACAAGCCTCTCGCATTGGACTTGAAACCGAATCGCACCTTACCTAGGAAGATGCCATCTGCGGACAGTGAGAGATTCGAACTCCCGGACCCGTTAGAGTCGGTCGCTTTCGAAGCGACTACCTTAAACCAGACTCAGCCAACTGTCCCTAGCGGTGCTCCTTATGAACACGAACGTCCCAACGGTCGGAATCCTTAACCAAGAGACAAGGAGCACCACCGAACCGCTTGCCGGAATGACACCCACAATGACGCCATGCGTCCTCCAAAATTCATTCCGACATGCGACAGCATACTCATACCTAACGTTGCATCAACGTTGCAATGGAAACGGCGTAGAATACGGCGTGTCGCGTGGTATGCTGAAGACGATTTCAATGTGAACCCAACATCGTCGTTGTCATGTCACGTTTCATGCGCGGACTTTTTCAGACGGCGCGCACTATTTCTACCATTGACCCGACGGCCGACTACGGGCATCGTGGGGAGGCTCCCCCGGCCCCCTGTTTGTTGTATGTGCAACATTGGAACATATGTTCAGATCAATTCCCCAGGTGCTTTTTCGTCAATGTTTTGGCGTGTCGCGTGGTATAATTGCGCGCACGTGCGCGTTTTAATAAAAGGTATTCCAGTGGTCTATCAATGTGTGTAGATTGTGTGCACATATCTCTGTATATTTATTCTTTATATTTTTCTGTGGTAGTCGCCATGTTTTTCAGGTTTTTCAACCCCCTAACAACGTTTCGACACGCCGATAGAACGGCACTGTTCCAACGTTTTGCCGTGGTCTGTGTTGTTTTAACTTGCGTACCAATATTGGGACGTGTATAGTGAGGGCTATCAACCGGTTAGGCAGTCAGCCTAGCAAGGTTGGTGTGACACTCTAGACCACACCACTTGCAACCGGCTGTAGCAACCGGCAGATGAAGCCGTGGCGGTTAGGTGCCTAGGCACCGCATAGCCTAGCCTGAAACGGTTAGGGGGGGGCGTATCGAGTGTATGCGCCGGAAAACTGCCACGTGTGGAACGTTGGTCACTGTGCTGAGGCGCAGTGTCCAGTCTGTGAGCGTTGCAAGTGTTTGAAAAATGAATAGTGTTACCGAAGGCCGGTAGTTTGAGCTTCACCCCTTTTTTGGGGGTTAGGTGGCGGCGTTTTTCGGGGTGTGTGCATAATGTCCACTATGTGGGCGTGGCCGATAGTGTCGGTTTTGCCTAGGCAGTGCACGTAAACTCGATTGACAATGTTGAGCGCGAGAACTCGTAAGGGGGTACCGCCGACGTTTGGCGTAGTGTGAGAGACTACCGCCAATGAGGATAGGCCGATAGATAGGTGGCAATGTCAATGTTTCGCCATGCGTGAGCGTGGTTGGCGGCATTGACTGTAAACCACGGCATAACGGGTTGCGAGGGTAGACATATCGTAGCGCCCGTCAATTGCTTTATGGCGGTTGGTCACGAACGTAGTTCGGGGACTATGCGGACATTAAAAGTCTATAGGGGGTGCGTATGCGCCCCTGCGCCACTTTGCGGGTGGTGTTAGCCAAAAACAAATCTTCACGGGCGTAATCCGCAAGGGTTGCGCCCCTCTCGCCACTGTTTAGACCATGAGGGGGTGCGATACCCTCTAGTGGCACGCAATTAACCAATTAACACTAGACCTTAAGGGGGTTTATTATGGATACCAACGAAAAAATGGCTGTAAAAATCGTTCGCGATTGTCTTACGACGGCACATGAGAGCCTACCGGTATACGCGTCATGCCTTTATGTGGCGTCAATGCCCATCATTAAGGCTCACGGGGTGGATGATGCAACAACGCGGCATATGATCGTCGCGGCGTTTAGGGTTGCCGCGCTCAGGTCACGGAGCGTTGACTACCGTTCGGGCTTTATGCCAGACGTGCGCGTGACACGCGTCCATGCATTCAAGCGCCATGCGGCCGTGTATTGCGAGACGAATACCGGGTATCACTACAAGGTTGAGTGCACGCCTTTATGTGACACGGTATCGGACTGGTTGACGCCATGCCTTATGGGGCAGGTGGACACGTTCGAATGGACTGACCACGGCTGGGATTTCGTCAGGCGCGATTATGTCAATCTCGTATGACGCGTCTAGCTTTACAAATGTAACCAACAAACATATATTGTAGCCAACAAACAAGCGGAGGTTAAAAAATGACTGTCAAAATCGTAAAAGTTCGGAGCCTGACCACGTCGCCGTGCGCGTCGTACAGCAATACCGTTGACGACGGGTATTTTCGGTATGTGACGGTTGACGGCAAACGTGTGGGCGACGTGGTGAAATTTAAGCCCGATTGGGGCGGGAGCTACGTTTTCAACGAAGAATGGCACGACGGAAAACGTGGCGCGCAAATCAAGGCGCGCACATTGGCTGACCTTAAAAGGAAAATTGCCGACCACTATCAAAATTAATGTAACCAACTAATAAAAAGGGAGTATTGAAATGACCACCGATGAAATGTTTGACGTTCTGCTGGAAACCCTGGGGGCCGAGGATTTTCTAAATGAATTGGTCAAAGCCCTGAGCGGCGACGAACAGCGGGAGAACTTCGAGTTTATCGCGCGTATGCAGGGTATCGAGCTGGATGATTCTGAAAGCGAGGACTGAAAATGGATATCAAGGATATCGAGAGCGGAACTAGCCACGTTGCCAATGAGGTATTGCTATTGCTGTGCAATGACAGAAAATGGCATGACTCATGGGTGGATTATGTGGCCTTTATCAAGACCAGTGATTTTTACGAAAAGTGGCCGCATAAGGCCGTTGATCTGATGGCGGTTGACCTGTTCTACAGAATGCATGACGCTGGGGCGCTTGATGGACTGGGCGAGGATGCCATACTAGCCGACCATTTTTATGCGGCGGGTAGAGCTGTCATTCACACCGTTCGTGATGCTGTCAACGATGGGCGGCTGCCGTTCTGACTTGTAGCCCTCTGTGGGCTATGGCGCGGCTTAGTGGTTTCTGTGGGGTGCGATTCCTCACCCGCGTACTGTGCCGTCATGTGGCGGCTAATCAACATTCTCTATGAAAGTGGGTAATCATGTCTGGATTTAATTCCGTTGGTGATTTTTACGACGTCATGGCGGGGCGTCATGGTTTGCACGAGTCCGAACGTGGCGGCGGCACGTTGGAGTTGTATTCATACAATGGCGCTGAGTTTCCTGACGGTTTGGACGGTTCCAGTCTTGACGTTGTCACAGCGCCGTCGCCTGAGCTTCTTGCGTACATGCGTGGCAATGATAGTCCGGTGCCGCCGTCCGGGTACAAGGATATGGCCGACGAAATTAAGGGCATATGGGACGTGTACAGCCACGGTTCCGCCGAAGCCGATTGGGGACGGTTGGCTGACTTGTATGACGCGCACGATCTAAGCCTGAGTGTCATTGCCGATTACGAGTTTATGGATTGGCCTGAGACGTTAGGCGACATACTGAACGGCAAAGGGTCGGATTGCTGGAATCTCGACGGTATGACGTGGCACCTGTACAGCCATGAGGAATGTACTGTCAATGATTCCGAGGGCGCATGGCCCAGCCTTGACGACTTGCTGGACTTCATATCTTCCGATGACGTTGAGACGTGCGGCTATGCGCAGCAGTTTGTCGAATGCATGGATTCGGGCGACTATGTGGCCGCGTGCAGGGCGCTTAAGGCTCTCGACTTGGAACTGTGGTATTCAAACCTGTTTCTGACGTTGTCTCGCTGAAAATCAATCAATCTGAAAGTGAGGAAAAAGAAATGTATGTGCATTGGATTCGCAAAGATACGGCCGAGGACGCCGATTTGTACGAGGAACTGCGGTACGCGTGGGACGGTATCGACTATGCGGGTCTGCCGTCGTTCGATGACGTGCTGCCGGACATTCTGGAATGGGTGCGGGGTATCCGCGTGGCCGACACTGTGTTCAACGATTACACGTATCGGGCTTCGCGGCTGCTGTACTTCGATAACGCGCTAGATGAAAGCAATATTGAGACTGCCGTGCGGTGGCTGTCGGACTACGGTTATGTGCCGCGCGCGTTCTGCGGTGTCGGCTATGCGATTGAGTTGACGGACGGGTATGGCGGACTGTCGGATCAGGCCGTCGTCCAATATGCGATAGACATGATTATCAAGGACGGACGCTACTACCCTGTGTTGGATGAATCCGATTACGAGCGGCGTGAGGACGCGTGGCTGCGGGATTACTTCGATGGTGAGGTGTCTGACGCCATGTTGGGCGGAGCTGACCGTGATGCCGTGTTTGAGGCGTGGCGGGATGATGCCGACCCGGTGTCGAGCGACATGGATTTCGACGTGGAAAAGCTTCCTGGTTATATCGAGACCGCCAAGGGAGGTAAGCGGAATGCGTAAGGGTGTGAAGCTGGCTGGACTGCTGGCCGTAGGTGTGGCGGCGTTCGCCGTGGCGTGTTCGCCGGTGTGCAATCCCGCGCCGGTGGCCGACCCTCATGGGACGCCTGAACAGCAATGGAATTGGTGGCGTGAGACGTATGCGACGGCTGACTACGGTCAGGCCGACTTGGCTGGCTACACGTCGCTGTCGGATATCCCCCAGTGCGGCATGGAAGACGGCAGTACGGATGGCGGCTATGAGCGCATATGCGAGTGGCGCGGCAATGCTGTCGGCAATCGCATGGGCGAGTCTTACGTGCTGGTTGACGGCGGCAAGGTGCTGTCGTGGGGCGGCACAAGGGAAATGTGAAAGTGCCGGTCTCAGGTAGGACTGCGACCGGCCATGCAATCAATATTCACCTCTAATTGCAAAGGAAAGTATATCATGTCGTTTTCATTGTTTGATAATGGCGAGTTCGAATTGGAGTCGAGGTTCAGCCCGCAGCAGTCGTTTTACAATAAGGCGTCCGTCATTGTCTCCACTGATGGAAGGGGTGGCGTGACGGCTACGTTGCGTTCATATCTCACGTCGATTGTCACCGTGCATTCCACAGCGGACGGTGACGTTGATTCTATCCGGTGGCTTAATGGAGACCCGGCTGATTGGTCGAACACGACGTGGCGTCATATCCGTGAGTTCTTCAAGCAGGCTGGACTTAAGGCCACTAGTAAGGCTCAATGCTTGCGCGATTACGTGAGTGAGGTTGACTGACATGGCGTGCCTATGGACTGCGGAATATGTGGGCGGCGCACTCAAAATGCGGCGGCACGGATCTCAGGCTGACGCCGAAGCGTATAAGGCCGAGGTCGATGATGCCGCCGCGTCCGGTGGCGTGCTTGTCTCCTGTGAGGTCGTGGATGGCGGTACGGCGCGACTGCGCATGGTGAACCGTCTGGAACGCGATGGCGTCGGCATGAGGTCTCGTCTCATGCGGCTGAGTCTGAAGAATCTTGCGGAACTCACTGACGAGTTCTGCTGCTGAGCGAAAGGAAAGAACGATGAGTGTTGTTATTGATCGGGATGGGCGTCCCGTGTCTTATGAGGCCGCTGTGAATCTCATGGATGACGAGTTGCGGGAGCTGTTGCACGCGAATCTCGCGCCGTGTTCCGAGCAGGAGTTTTTCGACGCCTATTTGGATGCCCACTGCGTCAAGTATGGCGAAGAGTTTCGTATCGATTGAAAGGAAAGAATGATGATTACCGTCGAAGAGTTGAAGGCAATGCCATTGGACAAGCCGATCGGCGAGGCTGTCGTTTGCGATATTGAACGCATGGCAAACGAGGGTCTGCAACCGTTCTACCAGCGTGAGTTTGAACCCTATGAGGGTGTCTATCGCGTCAATGATTTCGCCAAATATGTTTCCGAGGATTCGTGGCGGAAGTTCTGGTCAGCGTTCCCTGAATGGTGTGAGCAGGTGTTCATGCTGCACGACAATACTCGTTCCGATGATTATTGTGAGTTCACTTCTGAAGTGCTTTCTGGTCTGACGCCGATTGAGATTGGGGAACAATTCGAGAAGTCTCGTGAATATGACCTTGATTATGTGTTCTGGACGCAAGCCGATGACGAGGGGCATGTGTGATGGACGCCCATGATTCCGACGTGTGTGTGAATGTGGTCGGCAAGTCGTTGGAGGCCGTCAGATTGCTGTCGAATCTTGGGAGCGGGAACGCTCCCGATTCGGCTTACGTGCTGGCCGCCTACGACCAGTTGACGACGGCGGCGTACCTGTTGCATCAGATTATCCCTTGGACCAAGGAGGAAAAACAGTGAGCAAACATGGCTTCTTCTCCCCTATCGCCGAATACGATGGGTTCGATTATGCGTCCGGCAGGTCGTTCTGGCGTCGTCGTTCGTTGCCGTCGCTCCTGTGCGAGTGGCTTGGCGAATGGTTCCGTGGCGTGAGGGCGGATCGCATGGGATATTCGACCTGGCTGTACGTCCAGTGTTCCGGTGGCTGCATGATTCCAGTGGACATGCTGGACTGGGATACGGATTGGATTGATTGATGTCATCGGCGGCAGGTTCGCTTGCCGCCGATGTTAAAGTAAGAGACGAATCGTTTTGAAGGAGTGTTGTCATGCGTACGGTGAAATTCACGAAGAGGCATGGTCATAAGTGGGACGAGACGGGCACCGTGTGGCTTGAGTTTCCGGTGGACGAACTGCGTAGACGTTGCGTGGACGGCTATTTGGACCGTCTGGCGGGGACGGAGTGCAGCGAGTATCTTATCCCATCCGAATCGTTGGGTGACGAGGCGAAGCGTCTCGCCGACGATGATGATGCCACGCAGGAGAATTTCGACAGGTTCAGCGACAAGGTTGGCGAGTATGCGGACTCCCTGTCCGAGGACATGCTGGTCTCGTGGTTCGTGCTGTTGAACGACCCCGTGACAATCGTTTCGAGCGAGGTCGAGGAAGACTGACGTGGGTTTGCGTGCGCTGCGTGAGCGTTCCGGGCTGACGTTGCAGCAGTTGGATTCGCTTACGGGCGTGGATTTCACGCGCCTGTGGGTGTATGAGAACCATGCGGACGAGGCGCGGAACATGTATTTGGGTACGGCTGCGAAGCTGGCGCAGGCGTTGCATTGCAACGTGTTGGACCTGTATCCAGATGAGCATGTGTGGCGTGGCGGCGTGTCCGCTGGCGTCGTCGGATTGAAGAACATTCGCAAGGCACGCAGATTGACGCAGGTGGAGCTGGCTGGATTGAGCGGCATCGCACGTCCATCCATCTCCCGTTTTGAGACGAATGGTCGTCCTGTTTCGCAAATGTATTTGCGGACGGCGTTACGATTGTCTGAGGCGTTGCAATGCGACCCTGTGGATTTTCTGACGGAAGGATACTGACATGGGCATGAGGGAACTCAGACTGAAGCGCGGCATGACGCAACAACAGCTGGCTGACAAAGTCGGAATGTCCCGACCTCGCATAGCAGCGTATGAAAGTGGTACTAATGACGTTTCCAATATGACACTTGGCAATGCGCTTAAATTCTGTTCGGCCTTGCGTATCGCCAATCCGCGCAAACTTCTTGATTCTGATTCTAAGTGATCCGCAGAAGATAATGTTCAGCCGATAGTATCGGCGCGAAAGTAAGGAGGTGGCATAGTTGCCGGGAATAAGCAGGTTTTTCGGTATCGTCATTTACATGTACGCCAATGACCATGGCCCCGTGAAGCATTTTCACGCGGAATATAATGGCCATTGGGCTAAGTACTCGTTTGATGGCGATTTGATTAAGGGCGGTTTGCCTAGGAAACAGGAACGTTTGGTATTGGCGTGGGCTGAAATACACCGTGAGGATCTCGAATCCAATTGGAAGTGTGTGGAGGCCCATGTGCAACCCGGACACATCGAGCCGCTTAGGTAAGGAGGTTTATTCATGTGTGACGGTGTTGTTTTGGTGACTGACGCGGTACCGCTTGACGGCCACCGTGTGGCAGTCAGGTTCAGCGATGGTTATAGCGGCGTCTTGGATATGGCTAAGTATTTTGGCTATCCGGCGTTCGCTGGGTTGAATGATCCTGCGGTGTTCGCTACTGCGCGTGCTGGTCTCGGTACGGTGTTGTGGGGTGACGGCGATATAGACGTCGCACCTGATACCGCGCGTGAGGAGGCCGTGCCGTTGGGCGCGTAGGCCGCGTCTATGAATCCCGGTTGCTTTTGCTGCCGGGATTTTGTTTATTCGAACGTGTTTGGCGGGGTTCCCCGTCTGATGAAAATACCCCAAGAGTGTTGCTTGACTCTTGGGGTTTCGCTTAAAACAAACCGATTTATAAGCCCTCTCATTTTAACAAGGGGGCTGGAATGGAGTGTGTGTTATGAGTATCCATTTTTATGCCGGTTATTGGCAGTTTGGTATCGGCGTTACCAATTTTGAGGGTGAGCCGTATTGTAGCCTTTTGTCTTTTGACTCGCGTAAGGAACGCGACGCTTGGGTTGCTGCGGATCATTTCGACAATAATTGGCATCGTAGCGCGGTGTCGCGTCGTGAGGCGTTGCCGCTTATGCGCGCTGAGCTTGCCGAGCTTTTCGACGGTTATGACGGCTGGCGTGTTGATGGCGTGTTTTATTCGTCCATCGGCGACGCTTTCGCGGCGTTCTTCAAGGCTGAGGCCGCTGCGCATAGGCGTGCGGGCGTCTGATTCATTCAGTCTGTTTGTTTGATTTAAGGGCGTGGCGATTGTGCTACGCCCTTTGTTTTCAATGTTTTCTTTTTAAGGGGTTCGAAATGTCTAATAAGGTTAACGGTTTATGGGCCGTCAATTCCGATGGTGTTTTCATGTTTTTCAATTCCGTTGACAGTCCGAGCGTATGGCGTTTCGTCATGTCGGGTGACGTCGAGTCGTGGCGTATGGTTCCTGGTGTCGTCAATGCTCAGGCGGTGCGTGGTGTTGCCGCCGTATATCGTGCCGAGGGTGGCGTATGGCTTGACCCTAACGGGGCGGATTATGCTCAGGCCGTTCGTGAGATCGGTGACGTGCCGTCAATCGTGGAACGTGGCGGATTGATTGCGTCCGATGATTGCGGGGATTATACGGTTCATGGCGTGAGTCTTCCTGATGTTGACCGTGAGCGTGGCTGGGTGTTGTCGTGGGAGCATGGCGGCATGGTTGTGTCTCGTGACGTTTCGTTTCTGACTCCGGTTGAGCAAGATCATCCTGAGATGTGCGAGACGTATGATGATCTGCCTGTTGTCGAACCGGTGGCACCTGTCGCACAGTCGATTGAGGTTGTCGAACCGGAGCCGGTTACGGCTGAGATTCCCGAGATTCCGCCGCAGGCTGAGCCTCATGAGGTGGTTGCCACTTCCAGCGCGGTCATAGTGCGCAAGGTGGTGATTCCTGGCGGTAAGTCGGTCAAGGAACTAGCCGACGTGTTCGGCGCTTACGCGCATAAGCCTCGTGGTTTCCGTGATTCCACGGGCCGTCGTGTGGCGTATGTCGCGTTCGATGGTACCGGTGGTGTGATCGCATACCGTGACTGTTACACGCAAGGCGTTGATACGCGGCTTGAAAAGGATATTGCCGACTATCTCGCAAGCCATAATCTCAAGCTTGCCGCATAAAAGAATTTGCCGCCACTGTTCTGAGCGGTGGCGGCGCCTTAATTACCTCTATCAAAAATAATTACTGAAGAATAGTGGGGGCGGTTTTTGAATCCGCCCCCATTCATGTGCCATTGTAGATCACTCAGTTACGTTTAACGCAGCGTGTAGCCAATTGTCCACCAATTCGGCTTCGTTGACCGGCTCGAAACACCATGCGTCCAATCCGACGTTGATCTCATTGTGATGCCTGCCGAACTCAAGCGGGTCATGCGCGTGCGTATGTCCGTGCAGGAGCAGCGTGTTGTCCATGTATGGTAGCGCGTATTTGGCTAGGTTTGGGTCGTTCCAGTTGGTTGAGAATTGATATTTTGGTTTCGCTTCTTTGAAGTCCTCACGCCATTGGTAGTGGCTTAGCAATACTGGATATGTTCGGGTTCCGTCTCCGCTTGTGATGTCGGTTAATCCGACTTGTCCGACTTCCCCGAACACACTTGCCAACTTTTCCAGCGTGCGGCTGGAACTGTGCATTTCGTGGTTGCCGAGAATCAGATGCCTGTTCTTGCGTGGTACATGCAGGTTTTGGATGCGCATTATCGCTTGGTCTACGCTCCACGTACCACCGGAAGTGATGTCTCCGAGGATGTAGAGTTCGTCTTCCTCGCCAACATACGTGTTGATGCTTCTGATGATGTCGGCATCATGCTTCCGCCAGTCAACACAGTTCTTGAGCGGCTTATGCTCATGTTCGGCTTGTTGTTTGATCGATGCATCCTTAGCGTATCCGAGTAGCGCGTAGCCACGTAATGCAGCCACGAAAGGGTGAGCGAAATGCAAGTCACTGGTAAACCACTTCATTTGTTGTCCTTCAACATGTTCCTGTAGATGCGTGTCCCGGCTTTTATAGCAAGTTCCGGCGTACTGTAGCAGCAGAGTTCCATGCATGGGCCTGATAGCGGGTGAATCGTCGGGTTATCAATGTCGAGGTCCACGCGGCATTCCTTGTATATCACGGGAACGTATACGCCTTCATCCTCGATAATCATGATCGCACTGTACTTGGGTTTGTCCTCGTCAATGTGTCCAAAAGGCTTGAAATTCGAGAGGTCGGGGGACGGCTTGCTATCACTTGTAAATACGAATTTCTTCGTGCTTGAAGTGTCATCCACGGTTCTCTACCACCTTCCCGTACTGCTTATCCCACTTGTCCAATGCTTCTAAAATGTTCGGCAGTCCAAAATAGTCGTAGTATTGGCTGTAACGTTCGCCGCTTTTCGTCTCGAATGCGATGGTCAGCATTTCGGGGTCATCGCCACAGGTTTCGCAGACCGCTTCGCAGAATGGCGAATAATCGTAGCCGACTACTCGTACCGGCTGATCGTCGCTTCCGTCGAACAGTTCCGGTGATTCGACTTGCAACACGCGCATCAGCAGTTCGTTCGTTGATTTTCCAGTGGTGTTTTCCGTCATACTCCCCTACTTTCCGTTGACTTCGATTACCAGTTCCGTGTCACCATGGACGGTCGCCTTGATATCGTCGTTGACTTGGTTAGACAAGTGCAGAATGATGTGAACGTTTTTCCTGTACCTCAATGGTTTGGGCATGTATTCTTCGCAGGGGCCGTAAGACACGAAATCGGGCATGATGGCGTAGTCGGCGCTGATTTTTTTCAGTTTGCCCGACACGACGGTGCCATGCAAGCCGTTGATGGTGATTCGCTTGCCCAAGTGCGTGGCGTTCAGATGGTCTGCTGTGATTGTCTCGCTCATTCCGCGTGGCCTCCTAGTTCTCGTTGGAGCCGTTTTCGTTGGATGTTTCCGGGCGTGGGAATGTGCTGCCGTTGCTGTTCGTGATCTGCTGTAATTCCTTGAACTCTTCGACCGACATGGTGACGCTTATGTTAGTGCAATCATCGGTTATCCTGACGTATTTGCGCGGTATTGTAATCAGTTCGTAGTTTTCGCCACGGCATTCGTCATACGTATCGATGATTTGCAGGGTCACGCCATTCATGACGTTCGCCCATGTGGTTATCAGTCGTGCGGGTTTTGGCGGACGCTCTTCCTTGTCGGTGCTTTGATAATGGAATCCGAGTTTTATCAGCTTGTTTTCCAGTTCGTCTGTTTCCTTGGTGAAGTCGAGTACTTTCATTGTGCCTCCTTGGTGATGTTGTCCTGTGTCGTGTCGATGACGCACGCCACATCCCCGTTACTGGTGTTGCCGCTGATCTGCAATTAGTCTCCGAACTTTTCGAGAATGAGTACGCCTATGACGCCGATAATCCAAGCGATTATCAGGATGATTGTGATACCGGCCAGTGCGAGTAGTGGTATCCAAATGGGTGCGATCACCCATATCCATGAGTATGGGAATTGTCCCATGATCTTCAGGAGTGCCAGCACGCCGGACAATAGCAGTAGGATTGGCGAGCATTTGATGTTGACGTTCAATTCAATCCTCCGTGTAGAAAGTGAGAACGTGCAGTTTCTTTCGGACGTCTAATCGTTCTCCGAACATGCCGTACTGTTTGACTGGTTCGATTTGGTCTCGCAAGTGATGCGCGTGATAGGTGATGGTCTTGCCCTTGTCGGTGATGCTGATAGTGGCGGTCATCTGATGACTTCTTCCACTAGGGCGAGATTGCTTGCCGGAATGGTTTTGCTGACGCCGTTTCTAAGGTTCTTGAATGTGAATGACAATGGTTTCATGCAGTTCTCATCTTCGAAGTCGATGATGCATTCCACGTCGTCCCAATGGTCAACCCATTTGGAGCCGACCAATCTGGGGTCGGCGTGAGTGTAGACGATGATGCCTTTCTCACGGTCGGTGTGCGAGTATGCGAATCCGAGATCATTGAGTTTGACCGCGTATGGCGGGTTGGAGAGGTCGATGTTCAAGCTTGTTCCTCCTGTAGGAGCATCCAAATGTTCGTTTCCTTTTCGGGGTTTCTGACGGCGAGCTTGTACACGTCGGACAGCCGGTAGCGTTGCTTGCGCGTGTCTTTGACCGGTGTGACGGGTTTCAGGTCTCCCCTGCTGACCCAACTGCGCATGGTGCCGGGTTTGATGATGATGCCGCATTGCAGGAGCAGTCTGCGGATTTCGGTCTGCGTGCCGGTGATGTGCGTGGCGAGGAGTTTGCGTCGCCTGTTCTCACGGATGGCGGAGACCGGATACACTTGACCGCAGTCGGGGCATTTCGGTGCGAACGTGGCGTTTGGAATGACTTTCACGATGCGATGGCAGTCGTCGGTCGGGCATTCGCCGATGATGATCTGGTCTTCGAGGGTGAAGTCGAGGAGTTCCTGGGCCTTGCGTCGGATACGGTGGATGATTCGCGCGTAGGTTGGTGTCGCCTTGCTGGTCTTCCACTTGTCCGTGAGCCGGATATTGCGGATGAGTGTTTCGAGCTTCCGGTCGTATGGGGCGGTCACGTTCAGGCATCGCGCGTATTCGTTGATGATGTCACGGAGGCTTGGAATGTCGTCCATGCCGTTGCCTTCGATGAGTTCGAACGCGGTTTCGCGTAATGGTGCCGGGGAGGTGGCGAGTCCGTTATGTCCGCCGCCTCCGCCGTTGCCTGTCTTGTCCATGCGGTTTGTGCGCCATTCGAGGTCTTGCAGGTGGTTTTCGAACCATTGCAGATCGAATTGGAGTTGGGTTTCGCAGGATGTGCAGAGGATATGCTTGTCGTCGGTTGTTTTCCAGCATGCCGCGCATGTGGTTTGCGTCAAGTGTTGGCTCCTTGGTTGCGTTTTGGATGTGTTTGGTCTTGTTGCCTCAACCCTTTGTTTGCAACCGTTGGGCGACTTGTCTAGTATAGTGTGTGTGTCAGATTAGCGTTGGCTGTTCCGTATCCTGTTGCGGATGGTCGTCTTGTTGGAGCCGGTGGGATTCGATGTCGAGCACGAGCCGCTTGTCGATGTCGAGCAGGCGGCTGATCTCGTTGGCATCGTATCCTATCGCATCCATGTTGAGCACTTGCTGACGGATTCGATAAGACGGATACGCGCTCATTTCTTTTCCTTTTCGATCACGTACAACACGACGGCTTCATTGTCCAATGCCAGTGGGTTCGCTGCCGTGACGTTGATGATTTTCCACCCATCGTCCAAATAGTCGATGAGTTTAGAATCATTCTGCACACGCACACCGTTACCGTTGAACTTCGTGTATACGGGGATTAGCTCATGTTCCATTATTTCGTTTCCACGTCCTTGCCGCTAGCATTGTCCCAATCGCAGGAAAGACCGCCTCCCCCCTTGTAGGTGTCGAAGTTGATGCATGTCACGGCCCTACCGTCGTGCAACTTGATTCTGCACTCATCGGCCGTGAAGTCGCCTCGCACATCAATGCAGTCACTACCGTCTTCAACATCGTCAGCATCCGCTTCATTACCGCATCCGGCCAGCGGGAAAACCATCGCTACAGCCATAAGCACGGCCATTAGCCCTCGTTGAATATTCTTGTTTCCTATCATTTCGTCTCCTTGATTGTCTTATCCCGTCGATTTCGACGGGTTTGAATGTGGTCTAGAAGTGTTTTGCCATCCAGTCGGCGATGAACAACGCGACGATCGACGCAAACGACGCGAAAGAAAGCAAACCGAAGACAATGGTGAAAACAATCAAAACAGCCTTCATTCCGTCACCGCCTTACGTGCCACTTCGAGCACTTCTTTCGCCCGCGCGATGTAGTCTTCCTGATATCCGCAGATTTCACCGGCGTAATCCCATGCATCGTCTTCGTCCTTCGCCACATAGTCGCTTTCGATGCCATCCCATTCGCAGCTGTTCCAGCAGAGCCGTTTCGCCACGGCCTCCACCTCGGCGTCGGTTGGTGGAGCGGAACGTCCGGCCATGTACGCTGTACCGGCAAGCTCACGAACCGTCTGAAAAGTCAAATCATCATCCATGCCACGCTCGTAAGCGTTGGCCTCGTCAAGCATGATGCTCAATTAGTCCTCTTTCCGTTAGCTTTGACCATGGCCCACAGGATTTCGCTTGCCGGCCGTCGCCGGTATGACAGGTCGTTGTAGGACTGCACATAGTTGAGAATCAGTTTCGAGCTGGTCGAATCCGGTGTCAGAATCGCGTTCACACGCGGCGGCACCATCTTCTGCCATACGATCTCGTCACACAGCTCCTTCGTGCAGACCAGATAGTTCTGATCGCCGTAGAACGTCAGTCCGTTGCCGCTAGTGAAGTCAGCCATGCATGACTTGACCTCGTAGAACTCGAAGCAGCCTTTCTCGACGCTTGCGGGCACCGGCTCACCGTTGATGTTCCAGGGCTTGAAGCCCACGTAGTCCACGCGCCTTTCGTCGGGCGTGTTACGGTCGAAATTGACCTCGCTCGCCCAAAAAGCGGTCTGATTCCTCAACCTCTTCTCCACCAGCTTGGACAGCATGGCGGTGGTCTCAGCCCTGCTCATTTCTTCCTCCTGAAGTACTTGTATTCACCGTGATGGAACAGGAACAGGTGAAGTCTCCACACCTTGACTGCCAACAATCCCTTGAGCGTGATCGCATACCCGCCATGGACACGCTTCATGAGCTTCCTATCGGCCAATGATTCAAGCTTTCGGGGAACCTCTTGGTTCCCCACTTGCTGGCTCCAGATGCGGCTCATTCCCTCAGCGATATACAGGCAACACATGTCCTTGTCGTATTGACTAATCATCATTAGCCTCCCTCTCAAGGATGTAGACGTTCGTCGCTGTGACGGCGTTATCACGCAATTCCGTTGGCGGCATGATATCCACCCGCAGAATCTGCCAACCCTCGTTCAGCAACTTTTCAAACACACCCATATTCATCAAGGTGCGCTCATCGCCGTAATCACTCCAAAAAAGTGGGCAAACCTTGTACCGTTTATTCATTTCGCGTCCTCCTTCATGAAGACAATCCAGTGTGTTCCCGTGCGGTTCGGCTGCTTGTTGCCGAAGAGTGGCTTGTGCGCTGTGAGCTTGAGAATCTGCGATACGGGTATCTGTGTCTCATTCCATTTGAAAATCAACACTCCATGCTCTTTCAGGACGCGGAAGCACTCGCTGAACATGGTCTTGAGGTCAGCTTTCCACGTCTCTTGGTCGAGGCAACCGTATTTCTGCGCCATGTAGCTCGTTTCCCCCGCATTGCGCAGGTGGGGCGGGTCGAGCACCACCATGCGGAACGTCCCGTCGGGGAACGGCAGGTCGCGGTAGTCCATCAGCATGTCCGGCTTGACATCGAACCTACGCCCATCGCACAATTCCCAGCTCTCATCACGCACATCACCAAAAAGCACCCGATCATCCGATTTGTCAAACCAGAACATTCGGCCGCCGCAGGCGGGGTCAAGAACAGGCTGATACGCGCTCATTTCGTATCCTTCCCCTTGTACTCGTCCACGAGTTCTTTCCACTGCCTGCTTGCGAGTGCGGCGTGGCTGAACCAGCTGGTAGAGATATGTCCACGTGAACATTGGAGCCGGTAGACTGTGAGTGTTGTCCTTACTTTGCGGCTCTCGTGGTATTTTTCCGTTTGCGATGCCTTGATTACTGGTAGTCTGCCGCACATTGGACACCCATATTCGTTGCGTCTGCGTTTGAACCACATGACTATTCCTTCGCGTCCTCGCTTTGATTGGGTACCTCGGAAGGCATGGAGCCGGTGTAGCCGAGCAGGTGACGGCAGTAATTGATTACATGCTCGTAAGCCGTCGTCATTCCGTCGTAAAAGTCGTACACTTCTTCGTCTGGATTATCAGAAGCGTTATTAGCTGCATCCCACTCTTTTTGCAGAAAGTCGATGACCTCATGCAGTGTCTTGTCTTTCTCAGTCACGTTCGTCGCCATTGTTATTCCTTACTGCTCTTATCGTTCTTATCGTCATGGTCGAAGATGCATACGAACACGCCTAATAGCGTGAGTACGCAGAGTATCGCTATCACTCCCAAGGTGATGACGATGAACACGCTTGAAATATTCCAGCAAACATCATCCAGACTCATGTTGTCTTCTCCTCGCAGTCCAAGCATTTGAGCATTCTCACAGCCTCACCGCGAGTGGCCCAGCCGGACGTGAACAGTCGATTGGATTTTTCATCGGTCCTATCCGCGAAGCCGCCGCCATGCGCCCTGCTCCATGCGTCGCCATCATTCGTTTCCGGAAACCACCTGTTCACAGTGGTTTGCCGCCCGGTATCGAGGTTCGTGGACACGATCACCTCTTCGCGGTGGACATATCCGATGCAATAACCGCAATGGGCGCAGTAGACCTCTGCATAACCGGGTTTAATGAAGCCGAGTCTCACGCACATCATTCATCCTTCTTCTGCTCGCAGAATTGTCTTATCGCACTCTCGGCGTCGTAATAGCGTGCGACAGCGCGTATCCACGAGTTGAACGCATCTTCGGCAGTCTGACAGACCTCGCCTTGAAGACACTTCAATACGCACTCGTACCGGTAGACGGTATGACGTGGATTGTGATATGTGCATTTGCCGGTGACAATCATCGGCGCGTGACCGCAGTATGGGCATCTGAGGTAACTTTTCGGCTCCTCCTGCTTTTTCTTCTTCCGTCCGAACATCACTCACCCTTCAACGGATATGGCGCAGTGGTTGGTGTAAGCGGGAACGCACACGGATGCTGACCGCGTATTCGTTGTTCACTGCTTCACCTCGTTGAGTATGAGTATCGAATCGTATGCTCTGCATAGTTGGTTCTCACCACCGTTGAGACTGATGATGACCGGCTGGAACACTCCCCCGAAAACCAGTTGCACCATGCTGCCGCTGCCGTTACTGAACTTCGTGGTCATCGATTGGAGGAAACCGTCGATAGTGGTTCCCTCAACGGTGGTGGCTATCGCACGCTTGCCAGCGAGGAATGACGATGGCAGGTGCTGCCAGTCGGTGATATGGTCATGCACATTCATGGTCGAACACCCCGTTTTCCAATCGTGCGAGCAGGTCTTTGGCGAAGTTGATTCCCGTCCCGCAGACGGCATTCTCGATGTCTTTCGTATGCTTGTCGGAAGATGGGTTGTCCCGCACTGTCTCACACTCATGAATGAGCGTGTGCAAAAAGTTGGTGAGGTTGGTCAACCGACGCTCCGCACGAGATGTATCGTTAAGATTCACTGGTATCAGCGGGAAAGCGTCAGCATCGAACGTGCGTTTGACCACGCTCCAGTCCATCGTTTCCAAATCCCCGTCAGCGAACAATTGCGCATCACAGTCGATATTGTGAATGTGCCAAGCGTCACCGTCGTAGCTCAACAGGTCTTCACCATCCCGAGTCGCATACCAGCCCGGTTCGGTGGGCATGTCATCAGACGAGTGCGCCTGATCGTACATGGCTTTCACCTGCTTGTAGATGCTATCCAGTTCCCTCCCGTCGAACTCCACGGTCAGACAAGTGCCAGCCTTGTTAGTGAATAGATAAGGCATTGTTTTGAAATCAATGCTTCTCAACATTTCACTCTCCTTCTTCGTTGAACGATGCCTGTAGAGTGTCCGCGAACACATGCAATGCGTCTTTGACCTTCTCATTGAAACCGTCCGGCACGTCCGCCGTGACATGTCCCTGCTGCATGTTGTCGAGCTTGTTGTCCGTCTTCGTGTACATCGGCACATCCACTTCGACGGATGCGAGCTCGATCTGCGGATAGTCGAACGCGCGCACACGGAACGTGACCTTGCTCGTGCCGACTTTCACTTTGTCGCTCATTGGTGTCTCCTTGGGAGGATCATTCTGATGGTTCTTACCGGACTCTCATAAGCGGTACGCACGTCATACGGCCTGTGGTAGAAGTCGGCTTTGGAATGTGCCGCGCCCACAGCTTCATCCAGTGAGTCATACACGCGGCATGTGTGAACTCCCGTATCACCTTGCGGCCAGATGATATAGCCGGTCTTGCCTGTGAAAACATTCATTTGACCGTCTCCACCGTGTTGCAGCCGATGTATTCGCCGTTATGCTTCAAGCACGCCCATGTCACGTCACCGGTCTTGACGGTTTCCATCTGGAATCCCGCGCCGGTTTTCCCGCTGGAACCGGCTGGCGATACGGTGGACGCGATGAAAATAATCGTCATGCAGATGATCGCGACGATGATTACCCGGTCCCGGTTCATCACTCACCATCCTTTGCGATGACGGCACCCATGGCTTCCCGATATTTCTTCGTCCGTTGGAACCGGTCGGCGAGCATGTTCGCGGCCTTGTCGATGATCTCGTCCTTGCGTTCTTCGAGGAAGCTTTGCAAAGCGTCCTCCATCATGGTCTTACACATGTTTTCCCGCGAATACGCGTTGGTGTGCGCGAAAACAGTGTCCATGGTTTCTTTGACGATCTTGTCGAGCACGTCCTTGTAGGCGTATTCCTCGATGCGGTTCTGGATGGCCTTGTCGTCAATGCCGATGGCGAACTGCACGATATGTTCCATGATTACTTGCCTTCCTTTTCGATTTCATTGATCTTGTCTTTTAAGAGTCCCGGAATATCCCCTCTATGCCAGACAGTGAATGCGTCCCAAACACTCTTAAGACCAGCCCAATCCTCTCTGGCGAGAGTGTGGAACAATGCACTAGCGAGGTCCGCCCAGTCACTTACGGCGTAAATCGGAATTCCATGCACGAGCGCGTCGTTAACGAACCACAAGGCTTTTTTCAGGTCTTCTACACCGTTCTTGTGCTGCCACCTGAAGCAGTATTGGACGGCTTGGCCCCAGTCGGAACTAAGTAGTCTGGATAGTTCGATGCATTCGAATGGGCCGTCCTTGTAGTGGCTTGGATTTATGTTGTCAGTCATTTAACGCCATCCTTGCCTTCTCGAACGCCTGATGCACGATTTCCATGTGCAGTTGTTCGCCTTCCTTGGTCGTCTCGAATCGGTCATTCACTTGACGGATAAGCTTCTTGCGGAGCAGTGCCCTGCTTGTCTGGTTATCGACGGCCTGATATTGGCCTTGCATGTTGCTCACGTCAGTGAGCATTTCCTGCTGTTTCGGGCTGAGTGTCTGCATCATCGGCTCCTTTCGCAGATTGTTTCCAATGTCGGGTGGTATTCGTATGTGAGTGGATGCGAGTAGTAGTCGTCCCAATACTTGTTGAAGTTCCTGTTGATGCCACGTTCCGCGATGTTTGTCCGTCGTATTGGCTCTCCCCTGTCCAATCGTTTGATCGCGTCGGCGGTCTCGATGCCTTGCTTGGTCGGCTTGTAGGTGCCGTCCGCGAGGGGGATGATGAGACGCCTGTCGATGAGGGAACCCAACGTGGCCAATGGTTTCGCATAGGCCGCGGATGATGGCATTCGATGCGTTTCGACGATGTGGACAAGCATTGACGCTTGTGTGTTTCGTAATCGTTGTCCGTGGATGGTGTAGATGTTTCGTTTCATGGCTGGTTCCTGTCGTTCATCGTCCGGTCGAGCCGAATCCGTTTCCTCCGCGTTCCGTCGTGTCGGTAAAGTTGACGACCTTGCGGATTCTGGGGGTTTCCACCGGCGTGATGATGAGTTGCGCGATACGGTCGCCGCAACGGAAGTTGATGCGGCTGGTGGATGTGTTATGCAGGATGACTTTGATCTCGCCACGGTATCCGGCGTCGATGATGCCGCCGAGGATGTCGATGCCGTAATTCCTGGCAAGTCCGGAACGTGGGCAGACTCGTGCCATGTAGCCTTCGGGCAGGTTGATCGCGATGCCGGTTCCCACCGTGATGCGTCCTAGTCCGTCGATGTGGAAGTCTTCGATGCAGTGTAGGTCGAGTCCGGCGTCCGCGTCGTGGGCGCGGGTGACTGTGGCGTTTGGGGTGAGCGGTTGGATTTCGAGGGTTTCTAGGGTCATTTCACTGTCCTTGCTGGTTGCTGATGGTTTTGTATTCGGAGATGTCTCGGTTGAGGCAGTCGGTTGTGCGATGCGTGGTTTCGTGGCCGCGATCGTATGGGTCGCCGCCGTGGGCGAGTCGCAAGAGTCGGAAGCTGGTGAGGTCGAGTCGCCTGTGGCTGAGCTTGTGGAGGATGCCGCTCGTGTTGGGCATGTTCACGTCGAGCCATCGGATATCGAAGTGGACGTTGGTTCCGGCTGGATGCATGAGACCGGGGTCGAGGCCCGTGTCGATGAGCCAGACGGCCATCTGCTTGTCCACGTTTTTGAGCGTGTCTTCCGCGTTCATGCATTCGCTGTTGAGTCCGTTTCTGGAATGCATGTCGATGGTCGTGCTGTTGAACGCGCGGATTGGCGTGTTGTCATCGAAACGGATGACCCTATGGAATATCAGGTGGTCGTCGTTGAATGGCACCTGAAGGCCCTTCATGTCGGTGATTCTGGCTTCGACTTCCAGTAGATTGTCGGACATTGGGTCGAGTCCGCTGGTTTCGACATCGAACCAGATGAGATAATTGTCGTCCATTGTTGGCTCCTTGGATTCACGTAATCGTTGGATATAGGTTTCCAGTCCGGTCAGGTCCACATGCGTGGGAGGCTGTGGTTCGAGTTCCTTGAGGATTTCGGCTTCCTTGTCCCTTTGCCGCGTGTACCGCCAGTAGGCGGCTTTGCTTTCGTGGATGCCGTACTTGTTGGTTTCCTTCCATTTGCTCATGGTGTTTTGAACAGGTCTCCCAGATCGTCGGCCACGGTTGGCTGGCATGCGATGGGCTTGGATGCGATTTGCGGACGGTCGGCCTGTTCGAGGGCCTTGCTGACGGCTTCGCCCAACTCTCGGGCTTCCCGCGCGGTGCCGAAGACGACGCGACGTTTGAACTCCCAATAGTCGTCCGCCGTGACGTGATGCTTGGCGGCGAGCTGTTGGATGGTGTTCTCGTCGGGAATCCGGCTGGCGCGGATTTTCTTGCAGAGGATGTTGATGTCGGCGGCACGCATCCACTTGTCCGATTTGGTCGCATAGAATCTCACGACCGCCGTCCGCATGTCTTGGATGCTGTTGCGTTTGTCGAGTTCGCGGTAGAACTCGTCCAATTGCAGGTCGTCCCATTGGGCGTTGCCGTGATGCGCGTTGATCGTGGTCAGCAGCATCGCGGCCTCTCCTTTGGTTATCATCCTGTTCCTCCCATCGCCCGTTGGCGTTCCTCGTCGCTCATGTACTGCCATGCCCTGTTGAGGTTCGCCATGCGGTTCGATTCGTTGCGGCTCATCATGGTCGGATTGGTGCGGAGGGTGAGGGTTGGTCGGATGTCGTATTCGTTTTCCCACCCCGCCGCGTTGAGCCATGTGGCCGCGTATTTGACGTATTTGGGTTCGGTTCCTTCGATCTCGACCTGTCTGGCATAGGCTCGGGCGCTGTTGATGATGGTGTCCGCGCCCGTGTCTTGGATGGCGTTCTTCCATGCTTTCCAGGCTGGACGCTTGTCAACGTGTCGTGGATACGCTTTCCAGAAGGTTTCGAAATCGGCGGAATACTTGTCGTCGGATGCCTGTCGTGCGCGGCTGCGGCGTTTGCGTGCCGTGTTGCTGGCCGTCCGGTCGGCCAGTTCTTTTCTGGTGTGGTTCCCGTTCGACTGGTATTCGTTGATGCGCACGCCGGTGATGGTCTGTTGGAACAGGCCGATGTCGATGAGGGTTTCGATCTCCTGTTCGGATGCGCCAAGCGTGTACGTCAGCTGGTCGGTGTCGATGTCTCCATCCGTGAGGTTGCAGCTGCACCAGCTCAATGCCATGACGTAGATGAGCGCCGCTCTTGGCATTTCGTCGCGGAGTCTGCATATCCTCGCGTCGGCCCAGAATCCGTTGTCGAGTCGGGTGTAGCCGTCCCTCACTTCAGATTCTCCCGTCATGTCATGAGTCCTATTCCGATGTCGATGAGGATGGTTATCGCACCGCCCTCCACTAGGGTCATGCCCAATATCCACAGCCGGTCGCCTGACGGCCTGTTATGGTCGATGAGGTTCAACGAGCCGATCATGATGACGAATCCGATGGCACTGACGATGAGGGCGCATGTGGCGACTATCGCGGTCATGATTGTCCTTCCGGTCCGAGTGGCAGTCCGTCGTTGAGGATGAGTGCGAGGCTTTTCAATGTGACGCACACGAGTTGTTTGCGTCTGCCTAGGAACTCAGTCCTGATTCGTGGGGTGAAGTACCTGTCGTTGTCTGCCAACGCGCACATGGTGTTGTATGTGTCCCAATCCGTGTAGGCGAGCTGCCTTCCGATTCGTTCGAGCGTGGATAGGCCGACGCGTGGCTTCTTCTGCACGACCCACGGGTATGGGCTGTCAAGGTTTCCGGCTTCCTCGACCGCCTCGTTGTAGTGTTTCGTGGCGTCGAGGAGTTTGGTGTTCTTGACTTCCACGCATACCGGCTGTCCGTGGAAGAAGATGTTGGCGATGTCGCCTAGGTCGTTGCTGCCGTGGAGGCGGCGGCGGATGATGCGCTGGTCGTTCAACGCCCATTGCAGGTAGTGTTCCACCGCCGTTTCCATTGCCGTTCCGGCTTTTTTGGCCGACTGTCGATTGCGTGACATCAGAACGCCGGTTCTCCTGCGGACTGTCCGAATCCGTCGAATCCGCTACTGCCCCACGGGTCGGGGCCTGCCTGCTGCGGCATGGCGGGAGCGGGAGCGGATGCGGCCTGGCGTTGGCCGTACTGCTGGCTTGCGTTCACCAGTTGGGCGGTGCCCCATCGGAGACTCGGACCGATCTCACGGACGTTGACCTTCTGCGTGTAGTGGGTGACGCCGGACGAATCCTCGAAACGATCATCGGACTCGTTGCCGATGACGATGTACTCGTCGCCTTCCTTGATGCTGTTCTGGATGTGCGTGGCGAGATCGTTCCATGCTTCGCAGGTGCGTGAGCAGGATGCGCCGTAACCCCATGAGCCGTCCGGGTTCTTGACCCTGTTGGAGCAGAGGATGCGGAACTGGATGTAGTTCTTGCCGTTCTTCGTGGTTCCGGCGTTGAACAGGTTGCCGTCCTTTTTGATTTTGACGATTCGTCCCACGAGGATGATGGTCGGAGTGCTCATTGCTTGTTCTCCTTGTCGTGTCGTGGATGGGTTTCGAGTCCGACCCATCCTTGCTGGTCTTTGGCTTTCATGTTTTTGAGACGGTCGGCCGTCTTGTGTCTGTTGGCCGCTTCGACGTTGCACATAATCATGTGGCTTCGCGCTGCGGCGCAAGTGCTTTTGCCGCATTTACGGCAGTATGGGATGAGTCCCGTCTTGACTGGATCGTGACGCACGCAGTATGCGCACGTGCATCCGGCTCGTCTGGTGATATTCAAAGTTCGCCTCCGCAGTCCGCTTCCTTCGGTTGTTCGAGACCGAGCGTGCAGTAGTGGAGAGGCATGTCGTTTCGGACGTGTCTCTCGGACATGACCTCGCCGCTCAACACCGGAATGAACCGCGATTCCCATGGGTCCTTCAACGAATGCGAGTCGAAGTCCGGTCCCATATAGGCGATGAGCTTCCACACGCCGCAACTGTCGAGGTAGTACAGGTTCGTCTTGTCCTTGTTGCGGTAGAAGCCCGGACGGGTCGGCAGTTTCTTCTCGCAGAGGCGTTCGAACGGGAATCGTTTCGAATGGCCGCTGCTGAAGGCGAATGCCTCGGTGGTCTGCTGCAAGGCGTTCGGCGGAACGTTGCCGTGATGGTTCAGGATGGGCGTCCAAGTGTCGCCCGCGTGGAGCCATACGCTGCCGGTCGCGGCCTTGTAGAATCCGTTGGCCTTGGGCAGCTGCTTCTCCCACTCCTCCGCTTGGGTGTCGGTGGTTGGCTTGTCCACGTCGGCGGTGGGGGTCTCGTCCTTGACGAGCTTCGTCTTCAATTCGGAAACATCCAGCTCCACGCCGTCGTCGGGATTCTCTTCGATGGAGATGATCGTGTTCCAAGTGACGTTCAGGTCACGGTCGAATCTGATGGCCGGGCATAGGATTCTCTCATCGTCGTCACGGACGACGAAATACTCGTTGCTGGTGGTGATGAGCGCCAATGCTATGAGATCACGGAGCACAAGGTTGTCACCGGCGAGCGCGTCATTCGGGCCGATGTGCTTCAGCTTGCCGGTGACGTGCTGTCCGTTTTCGTCTTCGACGGTGACGGTCATGTTGGCGGTCGCGATTCTAAGCGCGTCGCCGTAGGTGAGTTTCTTCGGATCGTATTTCATCGTGCCGCTCCTTGCTGCTGCATGTGCTTGTGGTATTCGTTGATGAATGTTTGTGCCTGCACCGCCGTGAGGCTTGCGCTCGTGACCGTCTGGTCGTGGAGGATTTTCTGGATGAACGCGTCAGCATCTTCCGGTTTGATCTGGCAGGCGCGGAGGATGTCGGTGACTGTCTTCAACTGGTCAGGACTGGCCGGACCGTTGGATGGGGCTTGAGTCGCTGCCTGCTCCGGCTGGCCTTGACGGACCTGCGGAGCGTATTGCCGTGGCTTCTGGCGTGGCTGCTCGTCAACCACTTCGGCTTCGACCATTTCCTCTTCGGTCTCGTTGTTGGTCTGCTGCATCTCGTCGGTCGTGTACAGGCCGCTCAAATCCTGCGGGAACGCCTTGCGTAATGCGAGGGCTTCCGCGCATTTCGCGATCATGGTCACCGGTTTCGAAGTCCACATGCTGGTGGGGACCTGCCTGCGGAGATTCTTGTCGTAACGGGTTCCGACATATTCCCTGTAGAGGGCCACGCCGGTGAACTCACCTTCTCCTCGACGGACGGTGACTTTCGCCGCGACCGGAGGGGTCTGGGCGATCCACACGTCATGCCAGACGCCATCCTCTCCACACCAGAGGGTTTCCGGTTCGCTGAACAGTTCATGGTTCCTGTCCGCCGCGCGACGGGCGATGAGACGGAAACCGTCAATGCCGACTTGGATTGTCTGCTTGGAAACATATTCGTTGCCTTGCTTCTGACGGCGTTCGATCAGGTAGATTTGACGACTGAAAGGGTCAAGTCCGGTACGCTGGCATTGGTGCAGGAACACTGCCAAGTCGGCTTGTTGCGCGTTCTGCACTCCAAGCTGGGACAGTGCCGCGAGCTGGGCGCGGCTCCAAGTGTCCTGCTCGTTGGTGATGGTAAGGCTTTTGCACATGGCTACTCTTCCTTGGTCGAAATGAGCATCTGGAACATCTTCGGGGCTATCTCGCTGGTGAACGCCTTGTCCACGAATCCTCTCGTGGTGCGAAGCGTGACGGTCTGGGCGCGTCCCGGCTTGAACTCGACGCCGGGTGGGAGTTCGCCGTCATGGTCCGCGATCATGTTCTTCAGATAGGCTTCCGACTTCGCTTCGGGGCGTGGCATCCATACGGCCTCCGCCGCATCGTTCCCACCGGGGATGAGGAAACGGCTGTCATGCAGCATGGCACCATACGCACGCTCGTCAACGACCACGTAATGGCCTTCGGTGCCTTTGCTGAGACTGATTTCACCCGCATCCAGTCCGGCGAACACGGCGTGCTCCTCATCGCCGCCGTCATGCGAGCGCCGCCATTCTTCCTTTGCGGCTTTGAGGGCTTCGGCGCTTCGTTTGTTCAGTGCGGTGAGTCCGGCGATGGTGGAGTTGAGTTCGTCCGGGCGGAGGCTGCTGAAGTCGTATTCGGGGGTGTTGGTCATTGTTGTTCCTTGGGTTGGTGTTCGATGGTGTCTACTGCGAGCTTGTAGAAGCTCACGTCGGTTTTGAGAGTTTGGTTCTCGTATCGGAGTCGTCTGTTTTCCGTGGCGAGTTTCCGGTTCTCGTTCCAGAGGGCGTGGATGGTGAGCGCGCAGTCGTCCAGAAAGTCGTCAACTTGGTCAGCGTCGTATCCCATGAATGGGAATGAGGGTCGGAATTGTCTGTCGCGCACGTCTTTCGGGGTGACTAGTCGTCTGGTGGTCATTGTTTGATCTCCTTTGCTTGGTCCTTGATTTCGTAGAATCGGAGTAGGAGTTCCTTCTTTGTGAAGAGTTTGTTTTGGCCGGATTGGTATCCGAGAAATCCGTACAGGTCTTCGAATGTTTTCTTCCCTACCTTCGTGAAGGCGATCGCCTCGTCTTTGGTGAGGATGCCGTCTTCGAAGATGATGGGTGCCGTCAATTTGTGTGTGCTCCTTCCTTGGATTGGTGGTTGGTGTAAGCGGGTTGCGGCATGACGCTGGACGGTTGGCTCGCAAAAGGGTGTGCGGGGCGACTGGAAAAATAAGGAAACCAGTCTGGCCGACCATCGTTCCCGATGCGGAACGGAGAAAACCAAGTGAAAAACTTCGTCCCGATGGGTGGCGTTGACGTCATGCCGCTGGCGTCCAAGCGCGGATTCGGACCGCGAGCCGTTCGAGATCATCGTCGGATACCTTTGAGTACAGGAGAAGATGTGGTGTCTGGTTCGATTGACGATGGTCTTGTGGTACGGTTCCTGTTCCCACTGCGTGGGCTTGGACGATTGCCGTGGCGGCGCGTGTACGCAAACGCTTGTGACGGTTCGTTTGGATATGTTTCGCCACGGCATGGAACATCATGGGATGTCCCATCTTTGCCAGCCGGTGAACGTGGATATTCGATAAACGTTCAATTTTCCACTGTTTGATTGTTTATCGGAGTGGCTGGCGAAGCTTATGGTCCCCATCCGGGTTGCAGGCGGATGGGGAAGAATCATTTGCTGTCGGCGAGCGCCTTGGCGATTGTCGGCATGCTTGAGGCTTCCAGTGGGATGAGTGGGAAAGCTGAATCTTGGAGGTTTTCGACCAGCTGCTCCCAGTTAAGGTATCCACTGAGCATGTTGATAGTGGAGGCCAATTCACTCCAACCGTTGATTCTGCCCATGATGGAAGGCGTGTTCGTCACGTATGACCATGTGCCGTCCCTGTCATGGAGAATCAGGTATGGCGAGCCGTCGCGTGGAATGAAGAATCCATGCGACTGTGGCTCCGGTGGCAGTGGCTTTTCGTCAGGCTCGTCGTCGGAGTCGAGGCTGATGCCCATGGCTTTGATGCGGTCGAAGAGGACGTGCAAGTAGTCTTGCATGATGTAGAGTTGGGCGACGATCATGCCGCCAAGGCATTTCGGCTTGAACTCAAGCTCTCCCCTCTTGTATCTGGTGACGACATCATCGAGTTCGCTGATGCGTTCCTTGAGTTCGTGGTATTCTTCGACCATGCGGGTCTTGTAATCGTCTTCCATTACTGTCTCCTATCTTGATTGACCGTGAACGTCGGAAGCCCATTGGATGAACGCAGCCAGTTTCGATTCTGGAATCTCATACAATGTGCTCGTCTTTTTTCCGTCCTTTTCGACGATGGATGCGCCTTTCCGCTCGTTGATACGGAACACGCAGTGCCCACCCTCGTCAAGAACGAACTCATGCGGTGGTGCGGGAGGATTCAACAACGTCATGCCGCCACCTCCGCGTCAAGCACTCGCTCGAAACTTTGTTCGGACAACCGCTGGTGGATAAGCGCCAATCCCTTGCGTGTCAGCTTCGGGGTCGGCGGATAGGCGAATGGCGTGCCATCCTTGTGGATTCCGTGGGAACGGGAGGACACCATGACCATATGGCCTTGCCTCACGCGACTTGACGCCGCGCACCACGACTGGTTAGGCTGCCGGTAAATCCAACCGTTATCCACAAGCCATTGGCGCAGCTCATGCTCACCGATCTGAATGTTGGAATTGTTGCTTAGGAGTTTCGCTGCGTCACGGACAAGCAGAGCATCGGGAATGTTCGTGAAGTCATCCAACGCCTTGGCTTTCGGTTCCAGTTCCTTGACCTTCTCCTGCTCCTCCTTCAGCTTGGTGGCGAGCTGGATCAGGAAGTCCGGGCTGGTGAGCGCCTTGTCTAGAGTCTGCTGGGTCATGTATGCGCCATGCTTGCGAATGGACGGCAGCACCTCGTGAGTCACCCAGCGTTTGAACTCGTGGGCCTCCGGCTTGCGGGATGCGAGGACGAGAGCGTAGAGGCCGGATTCGGAGACGATTGCCCTGTTCGGGTTTCCTGGGGTTCCATCATTTAAAGTGATGGAACTTTTCTCGTCGTCATCGATGCGGCGTGCCAGTGTTTGGCTTACGTTGCTGAGCTCAAGCACGTCGCATACGTCCTTGGCGACGAACCAGGGCTCCCCCGCCTCGTCGATCAAGGTGCGCAGTGCTGCGCCCTTGAAGTCGAATCGCTGGATTTCAGTGTTCATTTGGATTCTCCTAGTATTTGACGGCTTCGATGCGGGTGATGAAGAAGTGGATGCCGGGGGCGCATTCTTTCCACCGGTTGGTGTCGAAGTCTTCGACGTGAATGGTTTCGCCTTTTTTGTACGTGAAGTCTGTGTCGTGTCCGCTGTATGCCGTGGTGTCTGGTGGAAGGCTGTTGCCTTGCTTGTCTTGCAGGTCAAGCACTCGTGCTTTGCTGGCGCGGCATTTGCGCCCAGTGCCGTTGGAGCGTTGCGCGTCGGCCGGAATGAGGAGCTTTACGATGACTGATTTCGGTAGCATTGTGCCGTCTACGTATGCTTTTTTCCAGCCGATGATGTCGCCTTCCTCCGGAAGGATGCTGGTTTTGGCGATGCTGAGTTGTACATAGTTGGCATCGCGCAGGTCGGCATCGCTCAGGTCGGCGTAGCGCAGATCGACATCGCTCAGGTCGGCATCGCTCAGGTCGGCACCATGCAGGTCGGCATCGCGCAGGCATGCACCGCGCAGGCAGTCATATCCATGTTCTTTGAGGATGGCTTCGATGTTGTCGCCTTCGAGAGTGCCGTGTGGTGTGGTGATTTTCATTGGTTGTCCTTTTGCTCGTTGGCGTTGTGTGGTGTGGTTAGGCAGTTTGTTTGATTTGGGCGATTTCTCCGGGTTGGAAGCCGAATGCTTTGTAGAGTCCTATGAGCATGAGTGGTGTGCATTCGTTTGTTTTTTTGGCTCTGGCTAGGACGCTTTCGCTGACTCCTATTGCTCCGGCGAAGGCTTCGTCCGTTTTGAGGCCGCTCATTTGTTTGGTTCGGTCTAGGAAGCCGTCTCGGAACTGCATTTTGTATTCAGCCATCAGCACTGTTCCTTTCATTGTGAAGCATTTTGTTTTTCAACCTGAAAAGTAATATACCACAGTGAAAAGAGATTTTTCAAGTCGAAACACCTTTTCGGCGTGTTGACATGAAAGACTTTTTATTTCATAATGAAATACATGGATAAGAAAACATATTTCGCACAGCTAACGCATGATGCGGCGATCAATGAAATCAGCAACAAGACCGGACTCAGCGTCTCAACCCTCTGGCGTCAATACAACAAAGGATGCGAGTTCAGCGCCGAGTCGGTAATCATCATCGCTAGAGCATATAGCGAAAATCCCGTAGAGGCTCTGGTTGAGTTCGGATATATAAGAGCCGACGAGATGGCTAACGGAAGGACCGTCGCAAGACTGCATGACGCTTCGAATGACGAGCTGCTCCAGGAACTCGCACGCCGTCTCAAGGAAAACGCTGACGCCGACTGGGTGAACAGTCCGATCATCTACCGTGAAGAATTCGACATGGCCGCGAACGACGATCCGAACGCGAGACTCGAAGCCGAAACACCGGAAGACTGACGACATCAACGAATATGGCGGCGGTATTCAATCATGATGCCGCCGCCTAATAATACGAAGGGAACAATGTCTCGAATCACCATCGACGTTTTGGAATGTCAGGCCGAGCACATGGGTTTGAAGGTTTTGGAATCCGATATTCCAGGCACTACCTGCGGCCTGTACTGCGACCGGCTGCGGACGATATGGCTTGCCGACTGGTTGAACGACCGGCAGAGGCTCTGCACCCTATGCCATGAGCTTGTGCACGCGAAGTATCGTGATCTTGGCTGCGGCACGCGGTTCGGCGTGAAGTGCGAGCGTAGGGCGCGTCGCGAGACGGCGTTGATGCTGATAAGCCCGGTCGAGTTCGCCATGGCCGAAGAGCTGTGGGACGGCGACACCTGGCATATGGCGGCGGAGCTGGACGTGACCATGCAGGTTCTCGCGGATTACCGGCAGATTCTCAAGGATGGCTTGTTTGAGAAACGCCCATGATTTATCAGCCGTCAATTGGGGGGATAATCTCTGTTGAGACATATTGCAGGAGAGCAAAGGAGAGCGTCATGGGTTTTCTTATCGTCATCGCGGCTGTGTTCGTCGGTTTCGCCGTGTTCGTATTGTTGACGCAGATGGCCGTGAGGAACGGCATCCGCATGTCCGGCCTGATCGACTGGAAGACGCAGTACGAGTTGGAGCGTATGGAGGATGCGGGCGGCAAGCAGAAGCCGTTGGCCGAATTGTATGAGAGCGTGGCTGAATCCGAGGATGACGCGGACGAGGTGGAGCGCAAGGTGAAGGAGCAGGCGTTGAAGTACATTAACTCGCGTAATTCAACCCATGTGGCGAACGCGTGGATTTTCCTTGGCCTCGGCATCGTCCTGTGTGTGGTGGTCGTGCTCATCGTGGCGTCGTCGGACAGCATGATGTGACCGCATACAAAAAAACGGGGACATCCCTTCTATGAGGATGTCCCCGTTTTTTTGTATATCAGACGGCCACCGGTGCCTTGATCGCGGGCCATGGGTCATAGCCGGTCAGGTGGAAGTCGTCATACGTGTACGCGTCGATGCTAGACGCCTTGTCGATGCTCATATGCGGGTACGGGCGCGGCTCGCGTTCAAGCTGCTTCACGACCTGTTTCAGGTGGTTCCTGTAGATGTGGGTGTCTCCGCCCACCCAGATGAACCGTCCTGGCCTGTAGCCGGTCTGTTGGGCGACCATCATGGTCAGGAGCGCGTATTCCGCGATGTTGAACGGCACGCCGAGGAACATGTCGCAGGAACGCTGGTACAGCTGGCAGTCGAGCCTGTCGCCGCGCACATGGAACTGGAACAGGCAGTGGCATGGCGGCAATGCCATCCGGCTTAGGGATTCGACGTTCCAGCTGTTGACGATGATGCGTCGGGAGTGCGGGTCTTCGCGGATGGTCTCGATGGCGTTGGCGATCTGGTCGATGCCGCCGAAGTCGGTCGGCCAACCGCGCCACTGGCATCCGTAGACGGGTCCCAGATCGCCGTTGGCGTCCGCCCATTCGTCCCAGATGTGCACTCCGTGCTCCTGTAGCCAACGCACGTTGGTGTCGCCTCTGAGGAACCATAGAAGCTCGTAGATGACGCCTTTGAGGAAGACCTTCTTGCTGGTGATGAGGGGGAAGCCTTTGGACAGGTCGAACTCCATGCGTGTGCCGAACAGGCTTATGGTGCCGACGCCGGTGCGGTCGGCTGACGGGATGCCGTTTTGGAGCACGTCGAGAAGGAGGTTTTCGTATTGGTATTCGCCGCTCCACTTGTGGAGGTGGTCGGCTTCGGAGAGGAACGCTTCTTGTTCTTCGGCGGATTCGGATTGCATTGGGGGCGGATCGTCCTTCGTGGTTGCGTTTGGGGAGATGGGCGGCGGGGAGATGCCGACCGGTCGCGGAGTGCCTGCTGGCGGTTTGTCAAGCCGTTTGGCTGGCTTCTGACGCGATTTTAGCACGCGGACTTTCTTTTTGATGTGTTAATTACGAGCGAAGCGAGTAATTAAAACATTTTTTCTTTCTCGCAGGTTAAGTAAACTCTTGGGTTAATTCAAGTTCTTATAGGTTTACTTAATTCTAATATCATAAGAGTAGGTTTACTTACTAGTATTACCGTGTTTTTGCCGTTTTTTTGCCTGTTTTATGTGCTGAAAACGGCGTCGTTCCAACGTTTTCTCGACCTTACGGGGGTTGCGGTCATTTGCGGTCACGCTGCGGTCACGCTGCGGTCACGCTGCGGTCACGCGTGACCGCAACACGCAAATTTGAAATCGTTGGAAAATGGCGGTTTTTATGTTACGAACATGTAACGAGAGTGTTAATTCGTGTAAAGGGGGTATGTTTTTGCGTGTTTTCGACACCGTGTCAACGGTATTTGTGTAGAGTTCGTGAAGTCTCACATAGTGAGACATCCATACCCCCTTACTGGGTTTTGTATAGCACGAATCATGAGGGCGTTCCCATGGTCGGGTTCCCGGTCGAACGTCCATGATCTCCGTCCGCTGCGGTCTTTCCTGTCCGTAGCCGCCTTTCCGTTCTCTCCCCCGCTTCCGGGAGAGAATCGGCCTGCCCTGATGGTCGCGGGCGTGGCCATGCGTGCGGTGCGGTCGGCATCGAACGGTCGGAGGACGGTACGCTTCTGACACGCGTGAAACGCCGGTGCGCGGTCCGCGTTCTCTCCTATTCTCTCCGCGTTCTCCCTCGCCCATGTGATATGCCAGCGGCCTTACGGCGAACGCCGTCGAACATCCCACAGATCGTCCACTGAACGCCTTATCGGCGTGTCGTGGTGCCTTTTTTGGTTTTTCGTGATGGTTCCGCGAGTTTGTCTGAGAATTGGAGAGAATAACCGCCCTCAGCTCCCTTGGCGGCTCTCCCCGTTTCCGCTGGAAACCCTACTCCCGTAAGGGTTTCCGCCTTGGCTCCTGCGACTGGGCTTGAACCAGTGACCGTCCGATTAACAGTCGGATGCTC